TTACGTAGCACGGCGTATCCCAACGAAAGAATGACCTAATCCGGTCGGGCAGGAAGCGGCATATTTTCTGATCAGAGATCCAATATGCGCTGCCAGCGCCATCCGATCGGCCTCGATCCGTGCTGCCACAGCCTGTCGCACCTGATCATTCTGCACCAAGAGCGCTCCGGCATAACCGACTTCCCGTCCAGCCTCGGCATCAGCCAATGCAGAGAGCGGCACGAACTGGACAGGAACACTCATCGTCTGTGCTTTCGTTCGGCTGGCATCGGCTTGAAGCCCGAAGACGGGCAGGGCGGATGACGCCGAGACGGAGAACGACCCTGACTGGCTGAATGTCCCGGACAGATCCATTGTGACCGGCCCGGCAATCATCGCTACAACCGGATCTGACGTGTGCTGCGCGCATTGGAGTGCTCGGACGTTGGCATCGAACCGGGCAGCCTGATCTGCTGTCCAGTGCTGCACGCCCGAGACACTGACGACACCAGCTTTCGTCAGATCTGCCTGAACACCAGCAATGGCCTGACTGATGGTGACGGGCGCGACCGATCCGGCCGAGCAGGCCGCGAGGGCCAGAAGCGCGCAGAGTGCGAGGATCCTCATGCCGCCCTCACTTCTGCCAGCAGCGCCTCGAAATCCTCCCCGGTCGGCGCCGTGCCGGGAATGCCCAGCCAGTTCTCCCGTGACAGCAGGCCGTAAGCCTCATCCGCGATCCGCACGAACGTGCCCCACGGCATGAAAGTCCGCGTGCCCCAGGTGTTGAAGAACACGCCTTCTGGATTGTAGCCGACAAGCGCGATGGCATGGCCTCCACGGGGCGTATGGTCACTGATCGCCTCCCAGTCCCAGGTCTCGCCCAGACCCAGATCGAGGAAGCCTTGCGACACCTGCACACCCGCCAGCACGCCGCCGAGATAGGCAATGGCACGACGGATGCCCACGACGTCAGTCGGCGCAATCGATCCATAGGCGGTCAGGTAATCGCGGGTCTGTCCCGGTCGCAGCAGTCCGTTACGGCGCCAGGCGTTGAGTTCGTCCAGCAGGATGGTGCCCGGATCGTACCCGGTTTCGGCATTAAAGCCCGTCAGCGCCGCATAGTTGGCCAGCACGGTTTCGGTCGAGAGCATGACCAGAGACTGCGCAGCTTTGGTCCAGGTCGCCACCAGCGCGGCGTGAGCGGCGAAAGCGCAGCAGCCGAAGCGGTCATTGCCCCACATCTGATAAGGCACGTTCTGCGACCAGTCGCGCGCGTCAGGCACGGCCGGCAGGCGCACGGCCAGCACCCGGCCGAGGCGATAGGTGCGCGGATCGTGTTTCGGGGCGCGCTTGCCCAGTCTTCTGTCCTGCATAAGATCTCCGGAAACAAAAAAAGAGGGGAGCGGCCAAAAGCCGCTCCCCCTGATGCTGGTCAGGATCGAAAGATCAGACGCCCTGATAGATCCGGGCGCGGATCAGCTCCGGCGACTGGAGAGGTGCGGCATAGGGCGCGGCCGTGACACCAGCCAGCGCCTCGACCAGCGGAATCATCGCCTGGACGGTCTGCATGTAGGTCGCAGCCGAGGGCGAATAGACCTTCACGATCGGCGTTGCGATCGCCAGCAGAGTTTCGAGATCCGTGCCGAGTGACTTGGCCCAGTCTTTGCCGGTCGCGACCGCAATCGAGCCATTGGAGTTGGCCGCCACCTGCGCTGTCACGCTGCGGATCTGCGCGATCAGGTTGTCGAACTTGGCCTTGTCGGAGGCGGAGAGATGGCTTTCCAGTTCGGGAATGCCCTCGATCGCCTGGACCGCATAAGCGATGGCCGTAGCGTCATTATTGAGTGCGGTTGTGTTGAAGCTGGCCATGTTGGCGGTCGTGGTGCAGGCCGCCGTGGAGCCGAGAAGAAGGGCACCGAGGCTGAGAGCGAGGAAGCGATTGCGCATGATGTCTCCAGACATAAAAAAACCGCCTCAGAGGGCGGCGGAAGAAAGAGCGGTCTGACAGGCGGGGGGCCTGCCTCCTTCGGGTCAGGCGGTCGGTTTGGGAGGCGCGCCCGCCTTGGGATGGGTGGAAGCCGGATCGAGCCCCAGCTTTGCCGCCTCGATCGTGCGGCTGGCCTCGGCCGGGATCATCAGCGCCTTGGCATCGGGCTGATAGGCGTTGGTGTTCCAGCCCTTCGACTGTGCCAGGCTGGAAACGACCTTGTAGAGCAGCGCCAGCCTGCTACCCGAGGCGGGCGGCTTCCAGAAGCGCATGGCCAGAGCGGCCGCCGCGATCAGGAAGGTCAGGATCGAGACGATGTCGCTCGCATACCGCGCAGGCAGGTACGGCAGGACCGTCTGGCACAGGGTGGTCCAGTCCATGGGCGTTCTCCAGATATGAAAAAACCGCCCGGAGGCGGTTAATTTAAGGGGGATGTTCTTCCGTTTACTGAAGGGCGGGTCCGAGTGTCATCGGATACCAGTGCCCATTTTCGTAAACGACCGGCACGTGATCGTCACTGTCGTTTACGATAGTGCCTTCAACTGGTGAAGAAATACCGAGAATTTGAGTTTTAGTGAGTCTTTGGATATTCAGAACTCCGTTAATACTGATTCTCGAAGCTGTGAGAGCCAGATTCCCTTGGCCGTTATTTCCTGATCGACCATCTCCACCGCTCGAAGCGATCTGTGCATCATATGTATTGGAAGATCCGCTAGTATGAAAGTTTAGTGCGCTGCTCTGCGCTGTAGTTGTGGAGCCTATTTCTACGTCAGTCGTGTCTGCGGAACTTGTAGAAGTATTGTAAACCTGAAACACACTCGTCGCTGCGGTGATGTGCGCTGGGGCAATTGCAGTAATGCTACCTGCACCTAAGCCACCAGAGAAGTACAAACGCTCATCGTAATCGTTGGAAATGCCAGAAGTATGCTCGTCAATAACGAGATCTTTCATTGTTTTTTGTGAGCCAATTTCAAAGTCTGTCGTAGTGGTTTTATCAACATTAAAGTAGAAGCTATTATTGCTATCGAAAAACAGAGCGCCGGCACCACCGCCTCCAGATATGGATGCGGTAAATTTTGGGTCTCCGGTAATGGTCGCGGTTGGTGTTGTAGTCCAGAACATGCCCTGTGTAGTTGGTAAATTGGGTGTGGATGACCCGATATCTGCCAGCATTATGGCTGAATTCCAGAATTTAGCGTTAGAGAAGTCAATACCTGCATAATGACCATTTAATGCCTTCAAGGTCGTAGGAGCCGCTGTGTTGTCAAGGAATACGGTATCCCGAATGGAGTTCGCTTCAGCAGCAAAGCCATCCGCCCATAGAGGAGCATGCGTGCCAGTACCACTCATGGTGGCATAGTATGCAGCACCGCCTGTAGTGCCAGAAGCATTGATACCTGTTGCCCAAAAGCCGGTCATTGATGAACAACCGTTTGCAGCTCCCACATCGACATCTAACGGAACTGAGCAACCAGTTATCGATCGGTTCATATCCAATTCAATACCAGATTCAAACGCTGCATTCTGAGCTTGATTCATCACGATGTTAAATGCCCAGAGCGGCTGTGTAGTGCTGTAATTTATGGTTCCAATGAACTGACCAACTGAAGCACCTACTGCGTTATCCAGCTGAACTACGTTTATATTACTTCCGACAGGTCCACTTGTTGTATTAAAGATTGATCCATCGTTTAGTAACGTTGTACATGCGCCACTTCGCCCATTAGGCCCTGTTATTCCAGGACAAGTGACCGTATTGGTCGGTAATCGCATCTGGTTTTCGAGGGATTGATACGACTTTCCAGAGACAGCAGCAAAATTTGAGAAGGTGTTGGCGATCAGGTTTTTATCATGATCCAAGCCTGCTACCCCGTTAGGCCGATTGATTGAACTAACGTCAACTTTCTTTCCTAGCCACGCTGCAACTGAATTGTCGTTTCCCGCCGACTGTACAAGATCCCTGACGTTTCCCGTCTGGGTGGCAGATTTCCAGGACGGCATGCTTTGACCAAAAGCCGACGGAGCAGTCAGAAACGCCAGAGCAAGCGTCAGATGTAATAGTCGCATTTTCATGACTCCGGCCATGCCGAGCTGAGGGAAGGGCTGCCGTCTATCGATGGCGGACTTTTGGGTCGGTGTAAAATTCCGGGCCATCAGACGGTCCTGTCCTTCGGTGTTGGGGGAGGAATGAGGCCCAGAAAGAGCGCGCGCTCACGGGCGCGGCGGCTCTTCAGGCCGGGCAGTTCGACCAGATGTCCGTGCACGGTGGTCCTGTCCCAGCGCAGCAGCTCGTCGGCCGCGCCAGCATAGTCACCGGCATTCAGCTTGCGCAGCAGGGTTGAGCTTTCGACGGCGGCGGTTCCGACATTGTATTGCCAGGACAGCAGGGCTACGCGCTGGACGTCTGACAGCGCCACCCGGACCAGGCGGGACAGTGCCACATCGAGCGCCGTTACGGTCTGGAGTAGAAGGCTGCCTGCGTCTGCCTGATCGATGGGGACGGTCCGGTCCGTGACGGGCTGTCCATTGGCCAGCCAACGGCTGCCATACCCGATTGTCCAGTATCCTGCGGGGCAGACATAGGGCTTCGACCGGAATCCTTCGAACCCGGGCAGCCGCAGCAGCGCTGTGGCCAACACGATGGCAGTGTTATTCATGGGGATTTTCCATAAAAAAGCCGCCCGGTTGGGGCGGCTTTGGCAGGGGGAGCTTCAGACAGGATGGCGGCTTTCGCCTCATCCCGGTCGCTCTGGCCGTGATATTGATTTCCGCATAGCGGACATAATCTGACTTAAAGACATGTGGTTGAATCGGGTTATCAGATAATTAGCAGCGGTGAGGCATTTTCGTCTATTATTTGAGTTTCATGCTATGGAAAAAATTAGTCTCATCGTAGCTATTTATGTAGTCTCTTAGACTCCGAGGCAGGAGAAAATACATTGTTGTCAAAGACTTTGGAAGCGCTCGTTAAGGCAGTTAAGGAGCACTATGAGGAGCAGGACCCAAAGCCGTTGCTGCTGTCCAGATTTGGGCAGAGCAACAAAGAATTGCTCGCTCAATTGAAGTCAGATTACGGTTCCTTGGCTGCCGCTGTTCGGGCCGCAGGAGAAGAAAATCTTCGTTTTGTTGATACAACAATTGGTCGCGAAACCATAGCGCCGACGGGAATTGCAGGCAGCGTCGGACTAGAAATCAAACAAGAGAGCGCCAGCCAACATCAGGCTGCAAACTTTTTCGATGGTTTGCCTAGCTCAGTGAAACTCGCATTCTGTATACGAACCGAAGCCGCCGAGCATGTTGCACTCGATATAGTCCGACCATTCCGCTACTCTAAAGTCACAGTGCCAGATCTTATTCGCCCAACCCAGCGCATTATCCCTAACTCGTTGCGCCGACCCGGCCTCCCGCTCCGTAATGCTTCAGTTCAGGAGCGTGCCATACTTTGGGGATTATTTCTCACTTGGACGCAAGAGATTGGCATTGATATAGAAACGTTTCGCAATGGCGAAACCAGTAACGCGCTTGCCCGGCTAATCGCCGCTCAATCCCCTGATATCATGTCGGGATTAATTATTCCTGCCGACATTGCTCAGATTTTGCTCAAGCATGCCTAAGAATATGGGAAAGAGAAATAAATCGACTCAGCCAGGTCGATCCCAGAATCGTGGCTCGCCTGGTCCGTCTCCTTTGCTTGTAATTGCGGGCCTTCCTGAGACCACAGCCCAAGCTGCTGCAGCGACGATTGACAACGACGATACTATTAAGTGGCGAGCGATTGCAGTTCCTTTCTCGAATGGAAACGATCGTATTTACGCAAAAGACCGTGCCATTCTCGACCTCGGAATACAGGTTTGCAGTTTTGCTATGAAGGCCCGGCCAGGCGCCGACAAAGTTCCAACTCCGAGCCGGATCGTGGTTGCCTATGTCCCGGCCCCTCAATCCGAGCGCTTGTGGCATGTATTCGGTCATGCAGTGTGGCCGCTCCGCCTTGAGCATCCTGACTGGTCTTGGCCGAAAGGTATGCATTGGCGTCACAACATCGAAACAGTAACCCAGCTGTTGCGGCATGCGATCGACACAGCGGATGCTGAGCCTGCCCGGGATCTGCGCCTACGACTTGAAGCTCGGCGGACGGATGACGTTTTGCTGCTCCCTGGCCGAAACTTTCACTTGGATGGGCAAGAACAGTTGATCGGACGCTTTCGCGCATTCATGGAAAATCAACTTGGGATTGCTCAGATCGAAGAAGGTATCATCATTGAAAAATTTTGTTACGAACGTTTGAAAGCGTTTTACAAGCGTGTGGGAGGGCGTGGGAAAAGCTTCGCGATTGATGCACGTGGTATTGTGTTTGCCAAAAGTAACGTTGGTCAGGACGGCGGCGTTCACGAGATTGAATACGAAGCAACTATCAAAGCCTGCGCTGAGCCGGACGAGACGCTAGAGGTCCGCTCCATGTTGCTTAACCACACGCTAGAGAGTCGCTATAGGTTTGGCACCCCCCTAACACCGGCGGGTTTTCAGCATGATGCACAATTCGAGGATGGAAGGCTGTTTGACCGTCAAGTGTTTTCATGCAGAACAAAAGGCAATATCAACATTAGTGGTGACCATACTAATATCTTCCCCAGCGATGTCGTAACAGGAAATATTGTAAAATAAAAAAGTAAAGGGCGGCCTTTACTGGCCGCCCTTTACATATGCTGCGTTACCTTCGTTTTCCATCGATAAGTTGGTGGTACCAACTTTAAGATCACCAAAGTCCCAAAACTCAAAGTTTTAGTTACCCGGTTTCCACAGATCAAATGACCATCGATAATATGACTTACAAGCCACTGAGCGTTCCACCGCGTGTACGGCTAAGGCCCGAATTAGGATAACGCAAAAACTGTAGCTGTCTTTAATCAGCTTAGGTGTATGATAGTCATTAATGTGCGCATATGCAAGCGCCTTGTCCGCTTTCTCAACATCTTACTCTTATAACCGACATTCGGCTTACCCCCCATTCCTGACCTTACTTCCCAATCGAGACCACTAGATGCACGACCCCGGATCCAAGAATTGAAGTCAGCAGGGTGATGGCAGCCGTGACGACAGAGCGGGCACCGAACAGGCGGTCCAGCTTCGTGTTGATCTGCTTGTTCGCCGTTTCCATCTTCGTTTCCAGACTGGCGATCTGGTTGCGGAGAGAGGCGATTTCCGTGCGGACTTCACTTCGCAGAGTGTCGTGCTTGTCGTTCAGGCCGTCCGCGTAGGTTTCGAGCTTGAGGGTCCGATCCTGAAGGGTGCGGATTTCGGCCCGCAGGCTGGACAGAGTGTCTTCGGTGGCTTGGGAAACAGGCATCGTTTTTCCATAAAAAAAGCCACCCTGAAGGCGGCAGACAGAAGAATTCAGAAGAGCAGGGGGACGCTTATTTCGGACCCTTGGCGATGTAGGTGATATCCGTCGTCCCGCCATTGTTGATGTGGAGCGAGAAGCCATTCTTGTCTGGTGCATAGGCGTGGCAGTTCACGTCACCATTCCCGAAATTCTGGGCCATGACCCTCGGCGTATCCGAAAACGGCACAGCAAAGGTCACACGGCCGCCTGAAGAAACGCCTGTCGCGACGTCCATGACGATTTTCTGTCCCGGATCCGTGGGCAGGTCTTCCGTGAAGACAAAGTCGTGGCCGTTCCAATTAATGGAAGACGTGCTGACAGCGAAAAAAGCATTGATGCCGGCATAGAGAACGAAATTTCCGTCCCCCTGAAAGGAGGCCTTGTTCGGCCCGTATGAGACACTCAGAACCGTGGCTTGCCCGTTATTGGCATCGAGCTTGGTGCTGTTCGCAGTGTTCGCAGCTGCCAACGCAGCGTTCCCTGTGCCCTGGGCAGAATTTGCTGCCGACAGCGCCGTATTCACCTGAACCGTGGTCGCATAATTATCAGAAACCCAACCTTTGAGCGCAAAGGTTCCGATATCTGTCTGATCCACACCCAGGCCAAGACCGGATCCGTCATTGCGCCAGCCTACGTAGATTGCATTGCCGCCGAAATTACTGAAACTCCAGCCCTGTTTGACGAACCAGCCCTTCGCATCTGCCGCCCTGACAGCCTGATTGCTGTTCCAGTCCGAGACCTGCGGGACCAGAAGCTCGGAGAGCACGGTCAGCGATTTGAGGCTCACAGCTCCGTTTTCATCCAGCTGAACCAGGAACTCGGCCGGGATCTCGTTATAGACCTGCACACCTCCGGAGAAGCGCATCAGGTCCGTGCCATTCTGCGTGTTGCCGATCACCCGGCTGCGGGCCAGCGTGCAGGGATTGCCGATCGTCAGCGTTCCCACGCCCCATTCCGCCTGCGTTCCGTCATCCGCGAAATAGAAGATCCGGCCGCCATCCGGAAACGCCTGGGAAAATGCCCTCCGATCTGCGACCGCGCCGTTCAGCACGAAACTGCTGACGCCCGGACTGCTGGCAGTCTCCAGAACAAAATTGGCCAGCATGGTCATCACAATCGCTCCGTCAGGGTAAAGGTCCAGCTCCGCCGATCGGCAGAGCCGTAAGGGTTGCCAATGTCGCCGCCACTCAGGCGACCGAAGAGGGTTTCTTCCTGCGCCGCAGCCCCTGGGTCCGGAAGGAAGAGAATATTCTCCCCAGATGCCGCGACCCGCTGGATCTGCCGCAGGATCGCGGTCTCCGCCGCGCCATAAGACTGATGCGCGATCGAGGCCTTTCTCTGGATCCAGCGCATCTGCGGAAACTCTGCGCCAGACAGCGCCGTCACTTCATCGACCCCGAAATTGAAGCCTGAGCTGCTGTCGGTGGAGAAATTGCGGACTGGCTGCCAGAGCGGCCCGACATAGGCCAGGGGGATCGAGAGATACCCATCTGGATTGTCTGGATCCGCGATCGTGATCGCTACGACGTCACATTGCAGCTCGGCAGGCAGGACGAAGACAGCCTGACCCGCCACGGCCGTCATGGGCTGGGTCGTATCGTGCAGGACGTTGCCTACATTGCTGACGACGATCCGCCAGTTGGCCTGCGCCGTCAGGTTGGTGCGATGCACCGAGATAACCCGAACGCCCCCGCGCTGCGACAGCGCCACTGTCAGGCTGGCTGTCGTGACATCAGCTCGCCAGGCATAGGCCGGATTACCCTGCGGGGAGGTCAGGTTTGTGACAGGCAGCGCGGCTGCGGCGCTGTCGGCCGACAGGACGGCGGAGAGCACGGCGTTCTGATAGCCAAGTCCACAGTTTTCCATGAAGTCTCACATAATATCCGGCCCGAAATCACCGTCGTCCATGTCTTGCGGGACGGTCCACAGGGTCAGGATCTGAAGGGTTGCCGTCGCGTCGCCGCCGCGGACATGCTCCGCGACAATCACGCCCAGGCAGCCATTGGACAGCCCAGGAACGGGCGCCTGAATCCAGACGGTATCGCCAAGGTCGACCTGCCAGCTCAGGTCCACAGGAATCGTGATGGCCCAGAGGGTCCGATAAGCCCCCCAGAGCTGCCCATGTGAATTCGCAACACTCTGAGCATCTTCTGATGACGCCAAGGCTGTGACGATCGGCGTGGGATCATTCGGTACTCGCCAGCGCATCCGAAGGCTTGCATCCGACCAGACGGCATTGCGATCGGCCATGGCGATGAAGGCTTGCCGGTCAGCCGGGGCTTGCGGATGCAGACCCGAGCCCGCCGTCTGGACTGTGAAATTATGCTGCCAGCCCATGCGCCAGCGCCATGTCGGAGGACTGAGCGAAGCATCGAGGGAGACAGGCTCGATTTCGGTGATGACGTTCGTATCAAGCGTTAGGGTCGATGCGGCCAGGTCATCCACTGATTCCAGAAGGATAGGCCGTAAGGTGCCCGACCGTGTCGGAACGATCGAGATTGCCAGCCCGGAAAGCAGTGTGCGGACCACGTCCTGCCCTGTGACTGTTTCTGTTCCATCCCAGAACCACCCCGCTCGCCAAGGAGCCAGGGGGCTTTGCGCGGGCCATTGCGCGTCGATGTAGGTTTCCGGGAGAATAAAATCCTCCAGAAGCATCATGCGCAGGATGTCTAGGACGTTCTGCGGCGCGGCTCCGGAAGGGAACGATCCGACCGCGTCCACGGTAATGCCGTAGACGGGCCGTGTGCCCAGCCGGATCCATGTTCCGTTACCGCCCCTCTGGATCTGATAGGTGCCAGGGGCAGGGGACTGGGCATAGAGATCCGCGACCAGGCCACTGAAGGCGATGCCCCCCGCAAAGCCGCCCTCATAGAGCGCGGAGATCTCGGCCGGCGCGTCACTGACCTGATAGACATAATTCACGGCATCGATCAGGACGGGCGTGATGTTGCAGGCCGTGCCCCGCAGAGTCGGCATGACGCGGCCGGAGACGTTGGCATCCCCGTCCAGACGACCTGTTCCACCATAGATCCGGCCCGTCATGGTCACATCGAGCCAGGACAGTGCTCCGAGCAGGGGAACGGTCAGGGTCCGTCGCCCCGCCTGCCAGAGCGTTCCCAGACCCGCAAAGACCGGTTGAAGATCCGCACGCTTTGGATCCCGCCAGATCCCCCGGTCCCGATCGAGCGTCTTGCGCCCGCTCAGGATCCGCACCGGCAGATGGTCGTTCGTGCGGCTGGCGACGAGCGCATCAAGAGAGCCGTCATTGATCAGCGTGACCGATCCGAATGACGACGTGCCCCCTAGCGCGTCCGAAGTCAGGGAAATGCCGCGGTCCAGATCAAACGCCTGGGTGACGATCGGGACATAGGGGACGTGGTTTTCATCAACGTAACCCATGTCGGAGAAGCGCAGGGTCTCGACCGTCTCCAGCGACCCCGCGTTCCGCCGCAGCGTTCCGCGTGGCCGACTGCCATGGGCTGGAAGGTCATCGACCTGGACAGCCAGGGTATCGACCAGGTCGATCTCGACTGCCCGGATCACTGTCATGTCATGCTGCCTTTCCAGTGGTGGATTTCATGCTCTGCATGCGGGTCTCACTCAGTTGCTTCGTGGCCAGCTCGACCAGCTGCGCCAGCGTCGTGTTGAGCGTGTCGGTGGACGTCTTCAGCGCCTCTTTCATGACGGAGGCCGTCAGATCATCCGTGCCGATGCTGCCCAGACTCTGGAGCGCCTGCATGACACGGGCATAGTCCTGGGCGTAGGCCGTGCCCGACCCGTTGAAGGTCTTGCTCTGGGCCAGCAGGGTCTGCATGTCGCCCTGCATCGCCTGAAGCGCCGTGAAGCTGCCGCCCTGGGCAGCCGTCAGATCGGTCGTGAAGTTGTCATTCGCGACCTTGTACTGATCGGCGGCCGACAGCGGAGAGGCATCCGACGTGGCCAGACCCGCACCATAGGTTTCCAGGCTCGACATAACGCTTTCAGCGCTTTGTAGCGCCTGATCATTGTACTGCTGCTGGATCTTCAGACGCTCCGCCGACAGCGTCTTTTCGAGGTCGGCCGACTGGCTGATATATTCCTGCTGGGACGTGTAGGCGTCCCCGAGGAAGTTCTTCCAGTTGTCCGCCAGCTGCTGCCTCTGCTGATCCGCGCTGAGGTCGAAGTTCGTCAGCGCCGCCCCTTCATCATTGCCCGTCGCCGTCTGGTACCGCGCCTGAACCGACAGATCGCTCTGCCGCAGCGTGTCCAGCTGTGAGGCAAAGCCCTGGTCATAAAGCGACTGGTACTTCGCATTCAGCTGGGTGCCGTCCAGTCCGTACTGATTGGCCTGCGAGGCTGCTGCCTCATAGGTCTGTTTCAGTGCGGCCATCTGACCCACCCAGGACTGCTGCCCAGAGACCGTGGCCTTGAGCAGCCCTGGCATCGTCGTGTCGACGAAGGTCGTGATGGTGGAGATCTGGGTCTGAAGATCAGAGGTCGACAGCGACTTGCCATCGAGCGCCGTATCCAGAGCGGTTTTCAGATCGCCGGTGGCTTTCGTGAAGCTGCCGACCGTGACCGTGCCGTCCGAATTGAACTTCGAGACGGCCACGCCCAGCTGGTCGACCGTGTCGGCCATGGTTTTCAGGTTGGCGATCGCCGTTGCATAATCCGAGACGGATGTTGCATCGCTTGGCAGCCCCTGTTGCAGAGCCTGCTGGAACGTGGCGTCCGACGTGCTGTAGGTCGCCTGTTTCAGAAGATCCGTGAGCGAGACGGACTGAAGCGACTTGTCCTTGTTGTTCTTGTCATCGCGGACCGTTCCCAGCAGTCCGCCATCGCCGCCGCCGATCGTGACCCCATCCGTGGACAGAACCTTGTTGAACGACGCGATGTCGGATTTGAGCTGCTCCGTGATCTGATCGGTCTGGGCCTGATTCCATGTCTTGCCAAGCGAGAGCGAGCCTCCCGTCGTCATGACCTGGTCGATCGTGTACGGGTTTTTCTTGTGTCCGAAGAGGCCCCCCAGAAGCCCGCCCAGACCGCCGCCAATCAGACCGCCCAGCATGGTGCCAACCACCGGGATGAACGATCCGGCCGCAGCGCCAGCGGCCGCTCCAACGCCGCTGCCGATCATGCCATTGGTCTTTGTCCCACCGCCGATTCCGGACAGGGCCGACCCGATCCCGAAACCCCCGCCGATCCCGCCCAGGAGGTTGCCCACCGTGGCCGTGCCGAACAGGTTGGTCTTGAGACCAGAAGACAGCCAGGACGTGGAGCCACCAGATCCGCCCGTTGCTGTCAGAGGATTCCATCCCCAACCACCGGAATCCTGACTGATCGCAGCCGCGCCATCACTGATCGAAGGCGATGAGGCTCCCGACAGAATGGACGAGACATCCCCCAGCGTTGTCCGGCTTCTGCCATCGATCGCACTCAGGAGCGGATTGATCAGCGCCAACTTGGCAATCACGGAGATCAGCTGGCTTTCCACACCCTGCATGGCGGACTTGAACGTCACCCCGCCATTCGAGGCGTTGACCAAAGCCTGCGTGAAGCTGCTCGACAACGTGTCGGCCGCCGAGGAGATATCGTTGGTCAGTTCGTTCAGCGTGTCCTGTTGCTTCTGATAGGCGTTCGTGGCCGTCTGGATCGCCGCGACGTTCTCCAGATCGGTCTGCGAGGCCTTGGACGTCAGATCTGCACCGTTCTCCAGAAGCGCATTGCGCTCTTTCAGGACGGCCATCTGGACCGAGACAGCATCGGAATCCTGTCCGATCGCAGTGGCTTCGGCTTTGATCGTCTCCAGATCAAGGCTCTGGCCATACGCCTTGCGGGCGGTCGTAATGTCCACCTGCGCCTCGGCCTGCCGCTTGAGCGCGTCCGTGAGAACTGCCGTCTGTCGGGCCTGTTCCTGCGTACCCGCGATCGAGGTGGCCTGAACCGTGTCTGAGGCTTCCACGGAGCGCAGATAATCGTCCAGGCTGCCCTTGGAGGCATCATAGGACGACAGCAGCGTATTCTGGGCTGATGTCTTGCGGTCCATCGCATCGATCGCGCTGTTGAACTGGCCCGTCAGGACCTGCTGCTCGTTTGATTCCGCCTTCAGGAGTTGGGCTGCCGTTGCATGGGACTGACCCATCTTGCGGGCTGCTTCCTCGACCTGCTGGTCGACCTGCACCATGGCCTTCTGCGCAGCCGTGCCCGCCCAGGCCGCATCCGTTAACTGCTGCTGCTGATGCGCCAGTTCCTGCATCGGATCTCGCAGATCGTTCAGCGCGCCCTTATGCGTCATCAGACGCTGCGTCAGATCCTGTGTTCGGGCCGCATAATCGGCATCCGACACAGCACCGGCCTTATGCAGCGTATCCAGCGCCTCCTGAGCCGAGGTCAGCTGCTTAATGGCATTGGTCTGATCCGTCACCTGAGACGCCGTCGAACCATCCGAAGTCTTCAGAGCGTCATCGACCTTGCCCTGCATGGTGGCGAGCGTTGTCGCACCATACATCTGGCCGCCTGTAACTTTCTGGGCATAGTCCTGCACGGACTGCGGGACCGTGGTGTTCCCCTGAAGGTATTTGTCGACGTTCCCTTCGCCCCAGTTATAGGCCATGGCGACCAGCTGCTCATTGCCGCTGTATTTGGAATATAGCCGCACCAGCAGGCGCTCTGCCGCAGTGACGTTTCCGGTCGGATCCGTCAGATCGTTGCCGGCAGCGTTTGCCGGCATGACCTGCATGCCGCCAATCGCACCGGCCGAGGACGTCACGACCGCGCCATTGCGGTCATACTGCCCTGTCGAGCTTTCGACCGGCTGGATCCGGTGTGCCAGGGAAATGACTTCGGAATTCGCGCCGATTTGCTGCCCGACCGTATCAATCAGCCCCGACATGCCAGAGCTGCTGCCCTGCTGGGCCTGCCGCTGCCGGGTTTCATAGGCGACATGCTCTGGCTGGAAACTGTCCATCCAGCCCTTGAGTTCTTTGACCTTGTTGATCAGGTTCGTCAGGCCGTCGATCGTTTTGGCGGTCTGCGCGACCAGGAAGTCCCCGATCTTGTTGCCAAAGTTCTCGACGCCTTCCATCGGGCCGGCCCAGGCATCCTTGAGATTGCGGACCGACTGCTGAAACGGCGTCAGACCCTGATCGACAGCGCCGCGCGTGGCGGATTCCAGCTGGCCCATAAGCAGCTGCCAGGCCTGCATCCGGTTGCCGCTGTCCTGAAGATCCTTGACCTGGCTGACCAGTCCCTGATGCACGCCCAGAAGACCCTTGTCGGCGAAGTCCTGTGCGGCCTTGGCGGGGTCGGCATAAGCGCTCGCCATGTCCTTGGCAGCTTCCGGCACGGTCTCGCCCATGACTTCGGCCAGATCCCGTGCTTCCTGCGTCAGGGACGTCAGGCTGGAACTGTCGATCGTCGGTATGGCTGCAAAGGTCGTGGTGACGCTGCGGCTGTCATCGAGCGACAGGCCGCTGCCGGCGGAAAGCTGACGCGCCGCACCTTCAGCCGCGCTGGCCATGGACGTGTAGTCATCACGAGTGGCCCGTAGATGCTGCGACAGTGTGGCAAGCTGTTCCTGTTCGGCTTCGGCAGCAGACCCAAGTTTGTAAACGGAGACCGCTGCCGCCCCAGCTGCGAGCGCCACACCGGCAGGCCCGACCATCCAGCCTGCGACGGTTTCAAGAGCACTGCCAAAACCGCCCATGATCTGGACCATGTTCGGCACCTGATAAAAGGCGGCCTGAAACGCAGATCCGCCCGCCATGACCTGGTCAAAGAACTTGTGCGCTTCATCCGCCAGAATACCCATCTGCTGGCTGGAAAGACGTGCGGTCTCTGTCGTCTCGGCCACAGCGACTGTGACGCCTTTTGACGCCTGCACAGCCGCTTCATGGGCCTGCGTCAGCTTCTGGACCTTGGCGGCCTGCGCATCGATCGTGCGTGCTGCCTCTGCCTGTGTAATCTCACCACGGCGCACACTGTCAGACACGGCTTGCGCGACCTCGGTCAGCTTGTTCTGGGCGCTCTGTAGGGCATTGGTCGACTTCGTGACCGCATCAAGGCTGTTGCGAAATCCGACACCGCTTTTGGTGCTGCGCTGAATCTTTGCGTCTGTGACCTCGACGCTATCGGCAACCTTATCCAGGCCATCCGCGACCGCATCGAGCGCTGCTGCATCCGCCTGAGCTGGCGATGCGATCTGGCTACGGTACGAAACTTCAATCTCTTCAACCGTTGCCATGGTCGCGTTCCTTCAGAGGCGTTTTGTCAGGATCATTGCCGGATAGGTCAGGGCCGTTCCGGCGGCTCGGCTTTTGCTGCGGCCCTTGCTGCGCCGCAGGATGTAGGGAGCATTTTCCATCAGGCCGGAGGGAATGCTCACAAAGGCGCGGGCTGCGTTCACGGTCGGGAATTTGCGCTGCACCAGCTTGCGCACGGCATCGACGATGCCCGGAGGCACAGACATGTTCTTCATCGCGCCCGTATCGATCTTGCGTGCATAGGGCTGCGGGTTGACGATCATGACGGATGTGCCTTCCGGAATGTCCGCCACGTCCTGCGTCCAGGGCTTGCCGTCGACGACAACCATCCAGCTGTCGCGATAGCGGCCCGATCGTACCGGAGAGCGATCCTTGCACAGCTGAAGCGCAGCCTTGGCCGCCAGCCCCATGACGTTGAACTTGTAGAGAATGAAACCGTCCGGCCTCACGTCCGTCTCTGGCACGCCCTGCCGACCATCCACGATCGTCACCCAGTGCGGCGGCGCGTCTCCGCTGCTGACCGCCTGATCCCGCGCCTTGATGGCGACAGCTGCAAGCCTTGCGGACTGCGCGGCCGGAGATAGCGCCTGGTCCCGAAACAGACGAATATTGCGGGCCACACTACGCGCAGAGGCCATGTCATTTCCTCATGAGGGTCTGGATGTCCTGAGTGATTGCGTTGTTGCGATGTTTCAGGAAGACGACATCGAGGGCGCGGATCAGGTCGAAGACATAAACCCGCTCATCATCCGTCACCCGGTTGGCTTCACACCAGCGATCGATGGCGAGCCAGGAAATCGGCCCAGGCCTTGAGGCAACGCGGATCATGCCCATGGATGCGCCGACCCCATCAGTGGTCCAGACGCGGTCATGCTGGAGTTCATGCCACGCCCGCCAGGGGACTTCGTTCCAAGGATCGGGAAGAACCCGGTATTGCAGGGCCGTTTCCCGGATTTCGGGGATTTCATTCTCCCCGGTAAAGGCACCCCATTCCAGTTCCCACTGGAGTGCTGCAATCAGTTTCCCGCTGCGGCCTTGGCTTGTTCGGCGCGGTCGCTGCCGACACGGCCGGCTGCCATGATGGCGAGCGTAGTCAGAGCCGGGTAGTTGCCGCTTTCCAGCATGCCGCGGAAGTCATCGACAGAGACGGGCTGATCATCCGTACCCTCCAGACCACGCACACCCTGGACGCATTCACGGGCAATCGCCTTGCCCTGACAGACATCATCCGTGGTCGGGGGCAGGGCATCCGGAGCGTAGAAACCAGCACCGGCACGCTGGGAGCGGTTCAGCTCACGGGCTGCTTCCAGACGCAGCGCATAGAGCGTGTCGCGGTACGCCGGCGTGAAGCCGCGCGTGGTGATGAAGAAGGTATTCCCTTCCGGACCGACTTCGATCTCCTCGCCGGAAGACACCTTGCTGAGGTCGCGCGAAAAGGCAGAGAGCTTGGCCATGTTAATTTTTCCAGTCTGAAATGAGGGATAAAAAGTTCGGAGCTCCGGGGATCAGCCGCCAGAAGGCGCGGCTGGCGGTGCGGCCGGGATGCGCTGGATCTTGAAGGTGCCACCGCCGGCCTGCGGATTGCCCTCGATGTCGAAGGTGGCGATGATCGAGGTGTTTTTGCTGCCGACATCGATCACCGGATTGCGCAGCGCCGCATTCAGGAAGGTCAGGACATAGCTGTTGCCGTCCGCATCCTTGACCGTAACGGCGATCGGTCCCTGCGTTCCATTGGCCCAGACCTGATACAGATCCCAGGTCTTGAAAAAGATCTGCGTCGATCCGGAGGCGAGGATCTGGCCGGGGCGGATCCCGCAGGCATCGGCATGGCCCATGCCATAGTCCGACCCCGAGCCGTCGCGGGCCAGCGTAATCTGGACCTGCTTGACGCAGCCATCCGGAGCCACGCCGTTCACGGTCATGCCGACGAAGTTGTCGACCGTGTTGAACACACGCCCTGTGGGCGCGTCCGTGTAGGTCGTGGCCGGATCGGCATCCGCGAGCGTCTGCTGCTTGCAGGAGAAGTCGAAAGACGTAGAGGCAAAGCTGCCCTGGGCAAAAGTCAGCTGTGCCTGTGTGCAGTAGCTGCCTGGACGCACCAGCCATTTGGCGTTCATCTTTTCGATGAGCGTCCAGGTCTTCACGACCGCACCGTTCTGCACGACGTTGTCAGCCCAGTCTGCACCCAGCACGGCCGCCAGCATGTCGTCATAGGTGCCATAAGACAGCGCGCCCGACAGTGTGCCGGCCACAGAGGTCTGCGTCAGGACAGCCTGCGCCGCTTCGATGTCAGCGTTGATCTCGTCCGGGCGCTGGGTCGTGTCCGTCGGTTTGAAGTTTTCACCCGTAAAGCGGGTGCGCTGGTAGTTTCCCGTGGCCGGGACGCCGTAGTTCGGCTCCATGGCATAGGAAATGGCGGTATCGTTCGCCTGCGCGGCGGCCTGATAGCCTGCCGTGGCACCGGTAAAGGCCATGTCTCACCTCATAAAAAAAGCCACCCGGAGGTGGCTGTGTCAGGAATTTCAGGATGCCGGCAGGACGATGTCCTGGTAGCGATAGTCCACCATCAGGGAGAAGCGGACCCAGTTGCCGGTCTGGTCGTCGTCGGGCGGATCAAAGCCCTGATCATCGTAGAACAGACCGGCAGGGAGCGGCGCGACCGGCACCCGAAACGCGACGGACAGAGCCTTGCGTTTCGTGATGGCGTCGATCGCGCCCGTTCCGCGCCGCACCATTAGGTGCAGCCAGATCTGGCCGGTTTCTTCGTCGACGATCTCACCCATGCCCAGGCGGCCGGCAGAGGCACTGGCTGTCTCGAAATAGACCCATGGGGCCGTGTTCTGATCGAGGTTCTGAGCAAGAATGTCCTTGACCGCCAGCCCCAGCGGAGCAGCAGCGGCCGTGGCACGGTCAAAGGCATCCTGCCAGACGATGGGAGAGGTCATGTTCCACCTGCTGCAATGAGTTTCCAGCCGCAGATTTCACTACCGTCATAAACGGGCGTGGCGTCTGTCAGCGCGTATTGACGACCGCCATCCGTTAGGATGTCAGCATTCCGGGGCTGGCCGTAACCCGCTGCCGCCAGCTCGTCATTCAGGGTCTCGGCCACAAACGGCATGACGGACACGCCTGATTCCAGTGCGGCTGTCGCGGGCGGTGCGGCATAGGCCATCAGCGTGACCGGGCTGCTCTCGCTCGGCCGTGACAGTGTCATCAGCCGGCCTTTCTTGCGGATCTGCCGACGACGGCAGTCTGCCTGATATCCCATCACGCCGTCCCCGGAGACTGGTAGCGCTGGACGAGGCCAGCCGCTTCAGGTGTCAGGCCACCCAGGGCTGGGTCAGGTGTGACCCAGCTGGTCGAGCCAATGCCCTGGGCACTTTCGGACTTCAGGGAGGGGTCACGACCTTCTGCATAGTAGGCCGCTGCCGCAACCCTGCGGACAGCGAGCTGGATCGGCCGAGGAATGTTCCCAGGAAGCGCCGTGCCATCGTCCTGCGTGGCCGGAAGCTGATATCCGGCCTGATAGGTGATTTCATAGCGTCCTGGATGCCAGAACGGACGCTCTGCATCCGGACGGAAGATCTCGCCGGTTTCATCCGCGATGACGAGACCGTCAATTTCATCCTGAGACAACGCTGTCCCGTTGCGGACGATCCCCAGAACCTTCTGGACGGGGTAGGCCGCAACCAGAAGGGACAAGGTCCGGGGGAAGTGTCGGACAAAGACCTGATCCTGCCAGGTCTGGGACAGGATCGGCCGGCCGATGAACGCCAGAACGGCCTCGGTTGCATCCAGAAGATGCTGCTCAAGCGTATCTGAGGCCTGGGCATCCGTGATGCCCAGATCCGTCATCAGATCCTGCACGGATGCCAGGGGAACCGTTACAGGAGCTGATCCGATAGGAATGCTTCTCACTGATCAGCCTCCTGCGTGTCATTAGCCGCCTGAGCCGCCACTGGCAGCGGCACCAGTGACGAGAGCCTGGATGGCAGCACCAGGCGTCGGCATGCCGCCGCCATAACGGCCATATCCGAAGAAAGCCGTCTGCAAAGCGTCCGCGTAACGCTCATTGAGGCGCACCACGGACATGCCTTTTACGTTGCGGAACTTGTAGTTCTTGAAGCTGCCGAACAGCATGGCTTTATTGCCAGCTGCAACGCTTGGCATGCTCTGATTGATATTCATGGCATAGCCGGCAAACGTATCAGGCGCGCCGACTGCGACCGCGGGCGACCAAAGCGGGCGACCTTCATTATCCTTCATCTTGCGCAGGACTTTGAGGGTCGTGTCGTTGAACATAAACGTCGCACCCTGGCGATAAGCCGGGTCCACGCTATGGATCAGTTCGATGATATCGTCATAGCCGATATCCACGGCCGCTGTCGTAAAACCAACGCCAGCCGCAGTGCAGACACCCTGTGGCATGTTCGTGCCCGTGCCATTCGTCAAATCGTCAGCCAACGTACGTCCAAAACGGGTGGACAGAGCAGAGGTGAGGAAGGTGTCCAGATCCAGGAAGGAATCCTGCATCAACGTCCAGGGCACCAGAACGGCGTCTGTGGCGTACAGATAGGCCAAGACGTTGGACAGCCCGAATTTCAGGTCGCTTGTGCCGATCGTCGTGTTCTCGCCGATGATCTTGGCGCGGGCGGCCGTGTCATCATTGGTAGGCCAGGGCAGGGGAGCGCCTGTTGCGGTCGGGATTTCGTCAAACAGATCCAAAGCCGTGAAGTAAGCCTTCAGAGCTGTCAGGATCTGGTCTGCGAAAAGGGGCGGAACGAGATAGCCACCAGCAGGACCCGTTTGTGTGCTCTGAGCGGCGCGGAATTCGCTACCACGCTGCGCTTGCAGAGCAGCAAAAGCCCGATCCTCACCAGAGAGGCTATCCATGCCGCCACGAAGCCACGCACCGAAAACGCGGACTTCCTGCGTCTCACGATCGCGCTGTTCATCAGCGCCACGACCGTCGTTTTCGCCACGAGCCGCGATCTGGCCAGCCAGTTCCGCTTCAGCCGCTTCTGCGCTCTCAATGCGGTCAATTCGCGCCTTGAGCTCGTCCGCTTCGGCCATCATGGCATCGAACTGGGCAGTCTGTTCGGCAGTGACGGTCTCGCCGTTGATCAGGGCGCTGGCGTCAGAAATCAGCTTTGCACGCTTGGCGCGCAGTTCCTTGGAACGCATGGATATTCCTGTTTTTGCAATGAAAGGGGGGCTGCCACGCTCTATCGGCGGCATCCCAAAAGGGTCATGACCTGATCTTGCCTCGCAGGGAGGTCAGGGCATGGTCAGAGAGTGTTTTCGGCTTCAGCCAGACGGGCCATACGCCGGCGCGACGCAAGGGCGATTTCCCCAGCCTGAGCGAGCAGATCCTCAGGCGGAGACTGCGTCGCCTTGGCGGAAGGAGCACTGCCTCCGGAGCGGTCATCATCGACAATGACATCCGCCAGACCTGCATCCAGGGCTTCTTGGGCCGTGAACCAGGTCTCGGCATCCATCTGGGCCGAAATGGCGTCGACGCTCTGGCCTGTCTTGCCCGAATAGAGCGCCGCCATCTGGCCGTCGATCTTGGACATGACACCTGCCGTTGCCGTCATGTCGGCCTTGTTGCCGATCACAAGCCCCCAGGCGTTGTGGATCATCATAAACGCATTGGGCGCAATCGAGACCGTATCGCCGGCAAGAGCGATATAGGAGGCCGCCGAGGCCGCCAGGCCGTCGATGATGACGTTGACTGCGCCATCATGCTGCTTGAGCGACGAATAGATGGCGAGGCCGTCAAAGACATCCCCGCCTGGACTGTTGATCCGTAGATTAATTGGCCCGGGACCGACCTGCGCCAGCTGGCCGGCAAAGTCCTTGGCCGTCACGCCCCAGAAGCCGATTTCGTCATAGAGCAGGATCTCGGCCGGCTTGCCGTCAGCCCGTGGCCGGCTGCTCAGGGTCTGCGGGAGCCCTGCCTGCGTGAAGGCCAGAAGGGCTCGGTTCGAAAACCGGCCCGCCTGGGCATCATAGCGTTTCATTCCTGTTGCCCTGGTGAAGGTGGAGGAACAGGCGCGGGCTGGTCTGGCCCTTTCGCCGCCTGTGTCGTCAACGGCACGTTGGTGCTGTTGATCAGCGGGGTATCGCCGCCCGGTACGGGAGGACGATTTTTCTTCCGGCGTGCCTCGTTGATCGTGCTGACACCGCTGGAGATCTCGCTCTGCATGACCGTTGCGGTCTTTTCCGGATCCATAGACAGCAAGCCATCACGGTCAAATTCCACGAAAAGAGGACTGTTGGAGAACAGCTTGTAATTCAGCTCACTTTCGATCCGGCGCAGGTCTGCATCGAGCGAGAAGATCAGGTAAGCCAGCGTGTTCTCGGACAGACCGGTCCCCCAGGACGATGTCTTGTCCGTTTCGTTCAGAAGATGCAGGGGCACACCGAAGAAACGCGAGATATCGGCGACTTGGTAGCGTCTGGCTTCGATCGTCTGGAGATCCTGTGGAGACAGCTGAAAGGGCGTGTATTTCGACCCTTCATCCGCGATGACAGTCTTTCCCCAGTTGGCAACGCCGGAATGGGCTTCCTGAAGTTGGCGTCTTAGACGACGAAAGCCGTCATCTGACATTTTGCCCTGCACCTGCATGATGCCGCTCGGCATCGAGGCGTTCTGATGGACCCGACCCGTGCGCTCTTCCATAGAGCGCGCCAGCCCGACAGAGCCGCGTGCGAAAGACTGGATCCGGGAGAGCCCCTTGATCCCGTCAAAACCCGGACCAGGAATGTGCAGCATGTCTTCCTGATGAAGGGTTTCAACGCTGCCATCCTCATGCGTCAGGACATAGAAGTTCACGCCTGGCTTACTTGGAAGACGCACCACACGAACCTGCCACGGCATAAAGGCTTCAAAGCCAATCACACGACCTGCGCCGTCATATCGGATGGCGCTGTAGTGGTTGCCCCAGAGCAGGACATTCACCCCCCAGAGTTCCCGCCATGAGAAGGCCGTCAGAGAACGTCCTGGAAACGGCGCTGTCTGAAGGAGCGGTATCAGTCGATGGTTCGGCAGTTCTTCGCGCTGCCCATCGGCCGAGAGACGATAAATCTTCAGAGGCAGTCCGGCGATAACGCCGGCTTCCAGCGTGACGCAGCGATAGACGGCCGAGCAGGCCATGGCTGTGCGCTCACTGGTGGGTGGTATCCAGTCATCACTGCTCCCCGGTAGTCCTAGAAACTCGCTCCAGTTGCCAATCTCAGACAGAGGCGTGCTGGGGTTTTCGAGGCTCTGCGCCAGAACAGGCTCTCTGCGCTCCGAAGGAGGACGCTGAGAGCCGCCGAAAATACTCTTCAGGAATCCCATAGGTCCTCACGGTCAAAAATGCTTTTCGGTCCGGGTGGCTCCGGGTTTTTGGACATGCAGGCCACGGCATCGAACAGCGCCATCAGGGGATCGATCTTCTTTCCGCCCGCCAGCTGCTTGGTAATTTCGATGTTGTTGCCTTTGGCCTGGGCTTTCGCATTGCCAACGGCCCAGGCCATGATCGGCCGGCCGCCATGGTGGAAAGACCCATCTGCCAGTTTGCGTTCAAGCGTTTTGATCGGGCCGGTGAGCTTCCAGCCCTGACTGACACCGACGATCTGGCTTTCCTCGATCCCCTGCCGACGCAGCTCGAAGACGATCTCCGCCACGCCGGCTGGGTCGAGCCCAATTAGCGCCAACTTGCCCGATCGGTTGAGATCCGCGGCGATTTCGCCCAGCTCGATGATATCGTCCGCCATGGTCGTGACGAGCACGAGGTCCTGCTGTTTCTCGAAATCGAGATACCGAGGCGCTTCTTCCTTTCGGGTCTTCAGCACATCGCAATAGACCCAGCTGCGCTGCCAGTGCAGCCACTCATCGGTCTCGGCATCGCAGCCCAGAACGGCCATGGACAGAAAGTCGTCCAGGCCGCCACCGTCGATTCCCACGACCAGGACACTGGAGCGTCTGACCACATCGTCCAGGGTGAGGTTGGGATCCCCTCGCTGCTCCCAATATTTCGCACCCGCCCAGGCTTTCTCTCCCAGGGAGAGCCCGACCTGCACATTGAGGTGCTTGGCCATCCAGACCCGCAACGGGCCTTCGCCGGCTTCCTTCTGCTGGTCATACTGGCTGGTCAGGAACTCGGTCCCGACCGACAGGCCGAGGTTTGGGTTGGGGACGTACCAGTAGTCCGGATCCTTGTGTTTCTCAGCCTCGATCAGCGCGGCCGGAAACTCGTAGATGACAGGAAAGAACTTCTTATTCTGGATCTTCCCGTCCCGAATGGAGCGGGCATATTCCAGCTTCGACTTGAAGACGCCGGCTGGCTCTTCATCCGACTGGGTGGAAAGATAGATGACGAAGCCTTCAGGACGGGACGAAATGCCGCCCATGGCTTCCATGAGCATGTTCTCGCCTGTCGGCTTTTTGCCAAACTCCCAGAGTTCGTCGACCAGAATGCCGGTCGCCTTCTTGCCGACCACCGACTGGCCGTCAGCAGCCACGACCTTGAGCGTGGCCCCGGTCTGGCGATGCTCGATGACGCGGTTGTACTTCTGGACGTGAAAGATCGCATCCAGGTCCGGGTCGTTCAGGACCATGTCCCGGGCGGGTTTGAAGGCGTTGTCGGCCGCTTCCTTGGTCGGTGCCAGGATCAGGAATTCAGCAGAACGGCGCCAGTTCAGAACCAGCTGGGTCAGCATGACGCCAGCCGCGATGGTCGACTTGGTGTTCTTCTTGCTGACCAGCAGGAAGAACTCGCTGATGTGCCGGACACCGGTATCCGGATCGTAGGACCCGAAGAAGGATTCCGCGAAGTCCTTCAGCCAGGATCGGCAGGACTCACCGATCGTCGGTTCGCCCATCACATCGACGAGCTTCAGAGCATTGAAGACATCCATGCCCTGCTTGGCTGCTGCCGGGAAAAGCGGCGGGCAGGGGATGATGCTTTCGCGGGCAACAATCCGTTTTTCCCAGGTGTGGCACGCCGTTGACCATGTGAGCGCAGGAGGGACGGGAGCTTGCTTGAGAGCCTTGCGCATTCCAGTCCGGCTGGATGCAGTTTTCCGCCCCCGAGAGCTAACTTTAACTGTCCCGTCGCTTGCCATTGTTCACTACCAGTTTCGGTTGAGTCATGGGCGCAAATTTCCCAGAGGATGCCGTGTCAGCAGCATCCTTGAGCTGCTCTTTCTTACCTTTTTTGCCCGCAGCTTTTCCGCCCAGCAGCGCGACGGACTGCGCAAGCGTCTTGAGCGAATTGGCTCGGACTGGATGGCTGATGGCTTTCTGCATTGCCTCACGGCGTCGCGGGTTTTCGTCGTCCATCGTCTCAATTTCGATGGCTTCCGTAATCTCGCCATGGTGCGCCGTGATCTGCTCCAGTTCGTCGGTCATGCGTTCTGCCAGGCAGAGCAGGCGGCCCTCGATGTCGTCCGGGATGGCTTCGGCGACGATCGGGGAGGGACGTTTTTGCGCAGGCTGCTCTGAGTGCGCAGCGGTGCGCACTTTTGGAGTGCGAGTGCGCACCTTTTGCGCACCTGCTTTCTCCCATCCTTCAGACGCGATACGCTTGCGCAGGGTGCTTTCCGCAATCCCGAATTTCTTAGCAATCTGGCGGTTTGACAGGCTTTCTGCGCAGTAGGCGCTGGCAATATCCTCCCAGTTTGCGGGCGGTTTTTTCGACATTCTGGACCGTCCTGCGCAGGATGGTGCGCACCTCATTTCGTAATTGCAGGAAAATTTTTCACGCGTGGAACTGGCGCGGTTACGCCCCCGCGGTCGGGCCGAAGATTTGACCCGCCCCCCTCAATCCGGACCGTTTTGGTCAGCTTTTGGGTCGAAAACGTGAGAAAATGGCTGTTTTCCGCTGTTTTTCACCAGTTTTTCGCAGCGCGCTGTGCTTTTGCCCGTGCCGTCTTGGCCGTGTGGCACGAGCCGCAGAGCAGCTGGACGTTCTTGGGGTCCAGCTTCGCGCCACCGTCTTTCAGTTCGACGATGTGGTCACCGAAGATCCGGCAGCCTGAGCGGCCGCAACGCTCGCAGACGCGTCCACGCTGCTTCAGGATGGTGCCCATCAGGGCGCGCCATTCCTTCGAGACGTAGAACGCGTCCGCGCGCTTGGGGGGTTCGCGGGCGATGCTGGTGTCCAGCACTGTCAGCCCGCTGTTGATGCAACGCAGCAGTGCCATGATGCTTCTCGCTATTATTTGTAACTACATTATATCCTTGCTTTATGGATTATTCGTAGCTACATCAAGTTCATGAAAGTCGAGTTCGATAACGCCAAGCGCGATAAAACCTTGTCTGAACGCGGTCTCGACTTCGCCGACGCTGCTGCCGTTTTCGAAGGGATGACAGCAACCGCGCCGGACTTACGAAAAGACTATGGCGAAGAGCGTTTCATTACGGCCGGGATGTTGAATGAACGCCTTGTCGTGATGGTCTGGACACCACGTGGCGATGCTCGCCGCATTATCTCCATGAGGCATGCACATGAACGCGAAGAACAAGAGTGGAAAGCCAGAATGGGTTGATCCGGACGATGCTCCGGAACTCACCGATGCTTTCTTTGAAGCCGCAACCGTTCGGAACGGTGAAACGGTCGTGCGTCGCGGACGTCCGACTAATCCGCATCGAAAGCAGCAGGTCACGTTGCGACTGGATGCTGACGTCCTGGACGCTTTCAAGCGGCAAGGTGCTGGTTGGCAGACAAGAATTAACGAGGCGCTTAAAGCCTCATTGTCTCATTGAGACGGTGTAATGACTGAATACCTTGGTCTCGTTCACAAAGATCCCGATAGCGATTTCGGTGTCAGTTTCCCAGACTTTCCGGGCTGCATAACAGTTGGTGATACATTGGCTGAAGCACACGTCATGGCCTACGAGGCTTTGGCTTTTCACATTGAAGGAATGATCGAGGAAGGATGTGACATGCCAGCTCCGTCATCCTTCAAAACTATTATGCAGGATCCGAATAACGAATCGGGTATGGCATTCATCGTCAGAGTAAGGCTGCCTGAAGGCGATACTCAGTCCGTATGTCAGCTCAGAGACTATGCCTGTTGATTCTGAAACGTGACCAAGCGCCGTTAACTGCGAAAGGTCGGACATTGTTCCGGCCTTTTTTATGCTTTGGCAATATCCAAGGGTACCTGAACGAACGCGCTGTCCGGTGATGCGCGTTCGTGAAACCGGATGTAGCTGCGCGATGCGTTCACCTTCACCGCGTCGGTGATGGCCTGCATGGCGCGTTTCCATTCATCATCGTCGATCGAAAGACGGCGCAGTCCGAGGATCTTGGACACGTTCAGCTTGCCTTCCTTGCCGACGTCAAAGGCATCGGTGACGACGGCGCGGATGTTGGCGTTGCCGCCTTCCGTCCAGCGCGTCAGGCAGCTGTCCACCAGTTCCTTGGCGATCTGAAGTTCCGGGCCGAAGGTGATGGTGTCGCTGATGGCGATAGTCACGCGCTCGCAGCCGTCGTAGGTCGCCAGCGTCAGATTGCCCTTGGCACCACCTTTCTTGGCTCCGTACTGTTCCGCCAGAAGATCCAGAAAAGCGCGAATGTCGCTGTCTGCATCCTCACGAAACTGGCGCATGATCTCACGAATGGAGCGCGCACGCTCGAACAGCTTGCGCACCAGCTCGTCCTGCAACAGGTCTTCCGGCTTCACGTTCGCCCGTGGCACCAGACGGCCAGCGGAATCCTTCATGTAATCGTCGGGATTGTGGCTCATGCCTGTTCTCGCTTGCGATCGGCTTCGATTGCGCGGGCGCGGCGTGCTTCAGCTGCGGCCCAGATCTTCATTCCCGGCATCCGCGCATGTTGCGCCGTGCGTTCGTAACGCTCGGCAGTCCGGGTCCAGAAATCGATGTGCTCGGCCCGGATCTGCTCAGGCGTTTCAGGTCGGCGTCGGTATCGAGTGCTCATTTCGCTCTCCACTAATGGCCGACGCCGCCTTTTCGTGAGGCGTCAGTCTTTCAGGTAATTGCCGCCACCGTCGCCTTCGCGGACGTGGGCGTATCGTGTCGTGGTCTTCAGGTCGGAATGTCCCAAAGTCTGCTGGACGACATGCGCGGGCGCGCCATTGTCCAGGGCGTGTGAGGCGTGGGCGTGCCGGAACCAGTGCGCCGAGGCATCTGGCAATCCGGCACGCTTCGCCGCCCGCTTCACGAGGCGATGTGCAGCTCTCAAGTGAAGCGGGCTCCCATCGTGGCCGGGGACAACAGGCGTTTCAGGACGCCAGTCGTCAGCTCTCACAGCCACGATCTCTTTCCACAGCTTTGCGGGCACAAGCACATGACGTGTCTTGTTTCCCTTGCCGAACACGGAGGCCACGCCTCCCTGCTGACGCCGTGTCATATCTCGCCAAGTGAGGGCGCACATTTCAGAAATGCGCAGCCCCATGAAGTACAGAACCCGGAGCGCGACCCGCTTTCGTGGGCACGGCTCCTGGTCGATAATGCGCCGCACATCCTCTTCCGTGAGAATGCGCTCACTGAGACGATCTCGCCCGCGCTCGAGGCGCAGCGCTGCGCCAACGTCCACATCCAGAAAACCAACGCGGACCCCGAAGGCCAGAGCCGATTTGACGGAGGCCAGCTTTCTGCGGCGTGTGGCATCCGATCCCGTGAGGCTATCAAACCAGCCTTGCAGGTCGTCCAGCACGACATCTGCCAGAGGCTTGCCAGCCCACTGGCGGAAGGCGTCCACGTCCGCACGATAGGCGCGGGCGGTGTTCACTGAGCGATTATGAAGCCACATATTCACGAGGCGATCGTCATCAGAGATACGGGGCGTTTTCGCGACCGCTGCTGGTGCCATTGGCCCAGGTCTCCGACAAGTCATTGAATTATAAAGGTTTCCGATCCTGCGGAGACCCTGAAAAACCGTCAGATAACTGTAATTATCTGACGGGTTCCGAACCCTTTCGGTGGGTTATCTGACAGTCTGTCCTTTCGGGCTTGTCAGATAACTCCGAGTTATCGTGTCGGGCTAAAGCACTCTAATTGTCATTTCTAAAGGGTATGGAGACCCTCATTCAGACAAACGTCAGATCTTTTCGGCTTTATCCAAAAAACCTTGCAAATCGGTCATCATCATTCCGCAGTATCGGTCAATTTTCCATTCTGGCCACTCCCACCATTTGAGCGCCAACAGGCGAGAGGTGGTTTGGGCATCAAATCGTGGTTTCAAAACATACCCCGGATTACCCAGATATATTGAGTAAGGCTCGACTTTTCCTCGAACCACAGATTCAGCGCCAACGATGCAGCCGTCTCCTATAACTGCACCAGGAAGAATGGTAACCCCACGACCAATCCAAACATCATTGCCGATCACCACCCCCGAGGAGATACTATCTTCAAATTTTCCGATGTCTGCGTGCCGCGAAGGCCACCGAAAAGCCTCGTCCTGAAACGGAAACGTGGTTGCGGCTTTGGTTAGATGGTTTCCGAGCACAACTGTGACGTCTTCAGCAATCGAGCAAAACGCACTAACCTTCAGCCGTGCTGGCGGGTATGGAAGGATACGTGGAAAACCGTAGGAATATTTTCCTACATCGACGAAATCACCGCCGCCCCACGCGTAATGAGCATGAAAATTTCGTCCGCTGCCTGCAAACTCAGATTTCATCAATAATTGAATCGACGGGAAGATAAACTCGTAACTTGGGAGCTCTTTGATTTGATCGATAACATGTGAATAGGATGAAAAACTCTCAAGCCGTGTTATCGCATAGGCCATATCAGCCATCTCGACGAATGGTGACATTTTCGATAGAGAAATAAGATTATTTTCGAGGGTATTTGAAAGTATTTTCTGGTATTTTATACGTATCTCATTCGGAGAAATATTAATGGATTCTTCAAAAAATATTTTATCTAATCCGCCATTTTCTCCATCAATGTAGATCCGTCCATCATCCGAAGCCCTGAATATTTTTGCGTTGCTGGGATGTTCGATTGCTATTCCACCACCAACTTGGCGACGAATTTTAAACGAAAATATCGCCCTCTGCCCGAAATCACCCATGATCCAGAATGGCTCTCCAGATGCAGCCATTAGGTAGATTACATCACTGTTAGCTTCCGCGCGCCAAGCATAAACAGGGTCTACGACTTCGGTCGGGCTAGCGTGACCGAGAACGCCTTCGGATACATGTAAGAGCGATTTGCTGGACGTAATAAGGGTTGAGTACATTGCCATCTCGGACAGTAATTATTATTTTACAATAATTCTGAAATATCCCGTTACGTCAATGAATTTGTGATTTTACCTAAATTTAGGGAGTAAGCGCCATAGCCATGCTTTGTTTGAGAGAGCTACGATATTGCCCATTAAAAGAAGGCAGAACATCAACAAAAAAGGGCGCAGGCTTATTCCAGCCACACGCCCATCGATAATCATATACTATTACTGTCCAAATCTGTTTCAGGTCAACAGGTTTTTAATGGATTTGGCTTCCTTCATAATAATCGGTCAGTTGCTCAAGAAGCAGTTCGATTGCGCCAGTCATCCCTTGACGGTTTTTACCGTACATTTCAGAGATCCTTGCTACCGAAAGACCGTCCAAAACTAACAGCACGAGAAGGTCGCCAGCATATCGGCCTAGTGTCCTCCGGACGCCTTCACATCGGGCGACGGCAAAAGACCTCGCTAGAAGAGAGTCCTCCAGACTTCCTTGCCCCGTTGACCGAATCTCGGGATTGGAAGCACCCATAATTCCCGTCTCGAAATCACATGCCCAACGTTGGGCGGCGTCGACGTGACGTTGGGTGATCGTGCCGGAACGTAGCAAGCCGTAGAGGCCAGCTCCACGGCGTAGGACTTCGATTGGTGGCCTGTCTTTTCCCTGGTCCAGTTCAGCCAGAGCGATGCGGTTTTTCCAAGCCCCCTGCATGGGGACGGCTTCTTCAATTGGTCGAGTTGCCTCAGCGGCAGTAGTCATTTGCATTCCACGTTCATGTGGGGTTGCGCTTCATAAATCGGCCGTCGGCATCCCGGTTCGAGGTGAGCCGAGCCAGACGGGCCTGGAGCGTGACAATCTCCAGGGCTTGATCCGCAACAGTCCGCTCCAGTGCCAGAGCAGCATGCTGCGCCTGGTCACGTTCGGAGCGAACCGTGAGGAATTCAGAATGGGTGAAAGAGGCGAGGGCTCTGCGCAGCGCCTTCATGCGGCCTGAGCCTGCGGGCGATACCAGTCCAGATACGCAGCGCGCTCGACGGGGCAGGTGGGTAGGTCATGGGCTTGCGCCAGCTCCGGCCAGTCCCGCTTAACAGCCGAGAAATCTCGCTTCAGGCGGAAGGCTTCGCTCCAGACCTCTTGTGCCTTGGCATAGACTCCCAGCGCGCGTTCTTCCCAGTCTTCCCGAGCCACTGGCTCTGGAGCCGGTGCGGTTGAGACGCCGGCTTGATGATCTGCCCAGAACCGCTCGATCGGCTTGCGGAAAGCGCCCATTTTGTAGGCTGTGTCGCCGTTCAGAGCCATTTTCTCGGCATGCTGCTTCACAGCCTCGACCAACACATCGGCTGGAACGCCGTCCCGAAGGAAACGACCGCAGATGCTCTTGGCGAACCCGGCCTGACCGTCTGGCAGACGTCCAACCTTGAGGACGCGGGCGACGGTCTGGGAGATCAGGGCTTCCGAAATCTCCAAGGCCGGTTTGTCGGTTTCGGTTTCTGCCGGTTTCGTAGAATTAGAATCAGAAGGGGATATATCTTTCTCTAATTCTAGATCTACGGAAAACCCAGAAACCGGTTTTGAAACCGAAACCCCGGAAACCAAAACCGCTTTTGAAAACTGGTTTTGGTTTTCGGTTTCCGAAATCGCCCCACCGTCGATAGACGACAGCAAGCGCATTTCACGCTGCTCGACGGCTTCGCGCTGCCGACGCACATAAGCGTCTTCTGCTTTCTCCCCCTTGCGCGGGCGGCCGCCCTTGGAGGCATTCGCCCGAGAGGTCATAGCCTTCACGCCGGCTTCTGGTGCGAACTCTCCGGCCTCCTGACGGGCCTGAAACTCTTCCAGACGACGCTGCCGCTCAGCACGAGCCTGAGCGCGTTCCTCACGGCGGATCTGCCGTTCCACGAGGTGAGGGCTGTAGAGCGCGCCGTCTTCATCACGAAGGATAAACCGCGTGAACTCGAGTTCCGGCAGGACGCGGCGCAACACCTCGACGTTTTCACACGCCATCTGCGCCACTTGGACGTCATCGAGCGCACGGCCGCCGACACGGAACACCACGTCGCGGGCAGATTTCAGAGCGTCCATCAGGGAATGGAAAACGCCACGCAGCTCGGCCGGCAGAACCTTTAGAAAGGCCATAGACGGAACGTCGTCCCGATCGAAGGTGGTGGGGATCTGGAGCATCATGCCGAGGCTCCTGTCTTTTCTATCCCGCGCACGATCTTGAGGGCATGATCCACAACGCGGCGTAGCTTGGTCAGCTCATGGCCAAGGCTGTGGGCTTCCTCGACCGTCACAATGCCATCCGCCAGAACGCGGATCGTCATCTTCATGGTGTCGTTGGCCTTGTCCGCCACGTCTTCCATGATCTCGGCCACATCGCCATGACCCAACTGGATCGGCGTCAGGTTGTAGCCAAGCTCATGCGCCATGGTCTGGAGAATGAAAGGCTCCTGGGCGAACTCGTCCAGCACAATGGCGATATCTACCGGGGCTGTCGTTGTGGAGTTTCGGTTTTGATATTCCGAAATCCGAGCCCGACCGACGCGGGTAACGGCTGCCGCGGCATCAATGCCGCCAATCGCCCGAACAGCCATTTGCGTGGCCGTCTTGAGGGCAGGGACGTGATTCATGGCTTCACCCACGCACGACGATCAGCCATCTTGCGCGCATCTAAAGCGAACGGAGTGACGGCACATGGCTGATGAATGGAAACTGAAGGAAGACGGCAATCTCGATATTTCGAGCCTGACAGGCTTCCGCACGGTGGTGATTCAGGACGGCGCTGTCGTGCTGCAGGTGAAGGCCGCAACCGCGCCAGAGCACTTCCCGGAAGGCGATAAGCTCGAACAGTTCTCACTGTCTCCGCAGACGGCCGCCGAACTGGGGCGTGATCTGCTCGATGCTGCGGAAATTCTTCTTCAGAAGCCGCAAGGCGAGATCCACTAAGCCCCGTTAAGAACGGGCAAGGCTGCAAGACATCATCTTGCTGACGGCAGCATGAGCGTTGCTTACCTTCGGGTTTATGAAGGATGCTCATACTGCTGTCTCACTAATCGAACCGTGCTGTGAGGCGTTATTGGATCTTGCCGAACGAAGCGGCACGAGAGCGTCCAGTGACACATTTAGCGCTGACGCGACTTCTCTCAGCTTGTGCGTAGGGATGCACGAAGCCCCTTTCACCCACCGAGATACGGTCGGCTCGCTCATTTGCACTTGTGCAGCCAGTTGAGTCTGGGTGATCCCGCGCTCGATGAGGATAGCTTTCAACGACATGCAGAAAATTTATTCTGATGAAACTTTCAGGTCAAGAAAGTTTTCATGTGGAGGCATCCCGCTTTTACGCTTTAGCCGCCAAAATGGCAGCATGATCGAGAAAGAGCTCTCCCCTCAAGAAGTCGCCAAAAACCGACATACTCTGCGGTTTGTTAAGGCATGGATGAAGCTCAAGGGATATACGCAACGGAAATTGGCTGAAGCATTAGATATGTCCGAACCATCAGTCTCTAAATGGCTGAATGGCAAGGTTAATATGACGTTATCGCAATTCGTGCGGGTGGCAGAAATTCTTGAAACTACCCCAGAATCTCTTCTTTTCGATCCTTCTGAGCTTGATATGTCACAGCGATATAAAGAGGCTGCTGCATTGGCAGCCAGCTTGGACGCCGGAGCATTTGATGCGTGGATCAATGCTGGAAAAGCAATGAAAGGAAAGTAAGAAATTTCTTCTGATGAAATTTTTTATTGACCAATAAGTTTCTTCTGGTGAAACTATCTCCATCGCACCAACGCGATGGAGATCGATATGTCATTGCCCGCAGGTGAGACGCGCCAGTCTCACGCAACCATCAGCCTCAGGGCTGCCGCTTCCGTTCCCTTACTGCGCCCGCTTCACCCTCTGCTGCGGGGTCATACGGATCGCACGTTCACAGAATATCTGTCCGACCGGTCTGTCGCCGTTCAGGGCAAGGCACGTGAGAAACGTGTCTGCCTGATCTATGCGCGGGAACGGGCCAAAGATGCGCCCAACGCAGGCATCGCCAAGGCCTATGCCCAGACCGCGAACGAAGTAGAGAACGAACTGATCGCTCTACTGCACGCAACGCGCCCGGCCGATCCGGTGCCGTTTCCCGAGCCGCCTGTTGTGATCGGCCCGCAGACGCTGGACGAGCTGCTGGAGCATTCCGCCCCGCAAGTCCGCGGTCTTCGCATCGCGAGCTTCCTGCGCTTCTGCACGGATCTTCTTCCGGGAGGGCGCGATGTCCACTGAAGTCATAGACGTGCTCCTCCCGTGCGCGCTGGTTGCCGGGTTGTATGGGGCAGGGATCATCACCGGGCTTGTCATCGCCAAGGCTGACGCGTGGATGCAGGGGCTCGGCCCGAAGGAGGCGCCATGAGAGCGTCATCCCGATCGCCGGACCTCTTTCGCGTCACTCTGCTGGGAATGCGGCCCAGCCCACAGCGGGATCAGGGCTTTGCCGAATACCGGGACGCCGAACGCCGCGCCAAAGAAGACACGCGCCGCACGATCTGCGCTCACGACATCTATCTCGGCAGCCGTCTGGTCGCCACCGTCAGCGCCCCGTCTTTCGCCGGGAAGATCTCGGTGGACCTGACGGACTTCGGGAGCCGTTACGCATGAGCGAGCGCACAGACACAGAACTGCTCGATTGGTTTGATCAGAACTGCGCGCGGGCCCGATCAAGATGGAATGATTCCACCAAAGGTGTGGAGTGGGACGTCCGAGGCGGTAATTGGCGCGCTTCATTCCGCGCCGCCATCGACGCAGCTATGGACGCGGAGGAACGGGCATGAGTGATCGCATAGTTCTCCGAAGCATGGCTTCAGTTCTCGCTGATGACCTACAGGGCGTCATCGGGCGCACGAAACTGTTGCATCACCTCAAACAAGTGCCCGAGTTTAACGGAGCACCGACCCACCGCCGTATCGGCATCAAAATCATGTTTCGTCCTGAAGACATCCGAACCCTTATCGAAAGCCTAGAATGCCCCTGTCAGTCGTCAAGCGGAAAGGCCGCGAATCGCTTTACATCCGCGGAACCGTCCGAGGACAAAGCATATACGAATGCGCTGGCACACCTGACCCGCAGCAGGCAGAGGCTTTCAGAGCAAAACGGGAAGCGGAACTCTGGGAAGAATCAGTCTACGGCAAACGCGCGGTCGTAACTTTTGCATCCGCCGTTTCAGCTTATCTGGAGGCTGAACAGCGGAGCGAGACGACGTTGTTTCATATCGAACGGCTACTGCGGCATTTTGGTACGCGCAAGCTGAATGCCATCAAGCAAGAAGACGTCGACCAGGCATATAAAGCCATTCTCTCGAAGGGAGCGGCAGCAGCTCCGGCCACAAAGCTCCGGGGCGTTTTAACTCCCCTTCGGGCCATTCTAGAATTTGCAGCGCTGAGAGACTGGTGCGACAAGCCAGCCTTCGCAAGCCCGAAGATCCCCCGTACGAAAATGCAGTTCCTGAGACCAAACGAGGCAACGGACCTGGTAAATGAGGCCGCGCCCCATGTACGGCCGCTGCTCGTATTCCTGATCGGCACTGGCGCTCGCATGTCTGAAGCGTTGGAATTGGATTGGCGAGACGTGGATCTGCCAGCCGCACGCGTCGTAGTATGGCAAAAACAGGATACAGAACGTCACATTGATTTGCCGCCCGTTGTCGTGCTGGCTTTAAGTGGACTACCACACAGAGAGGGAAGGGTATTTAGGCCATATCGCGGCCAAGCGATGGGCGACGCGTACCATGACACCGGACGCAATGGTGGCGGTCAGATCAAGAATGCTTGGGCTTACGCCTGCAAGAGATCTGGTCTGCCCGGCCGAGAGAGAATCTGGATACCCAAAGGATCTCTCACAGAGAAACGGACTTTCGTGCCCGACCTCACACCGCATTGCCTGCGCCATACATGGGCGACGTGGCACTACTGCATTCATCGAGATCTATTACGACTAAAGGAAGAGGGGGGCTGGCAGACGATTGGGATCGTGACACGCTATGCCAAGAAGATGCCTGACTATCATCGGGAAGGCGTGATCCGCTGGCTTGCACACACGGACTGGCCTGATATTGTCCTGACGTGCCAAATCGGTGCCCGCAAAGGAAATTAGAACTAAAATATCTGTTTATCAGATACTTACAGAAGGCCTCCTTCGCCTTCACACGGCAGGGGTCACAGGTTCAATCCCTGTCGCGCCCACCATCCTAACTCCTTAAAAATACATATAATTCATCATCAGTGATGATGTTCAGACTTTATCTATATGTCGTTTCAGATTGAATCTGCCTGTTTGAATCGGCGATGAATCTGGAGAAAATCCGGATACCCCTGAAGACTTGTGCGCTCTAAGGCGATTCTTATCGCGTCCAATTCATTTCATATTCCTGAAATGAATTTAGCCATAAACCAAAGAAGTCAGAGAAAAATTTGGTTTGCGATTCATATAGTCTTAGTTTGAAACATGAGTTAGCCTCGGCGAACACTTCGAGGGATTTGGAAATAGACTATGCCCGCATCAATTGGTCTACGCATTTATGCTATAAGCGTTTACGAGGAATCCAGTAACCCAGTAGAAAAAGTAAAATACAAAAAGAACAACGAGCTGGTGAATTTTGTTAGTGAATTCATTCAGGGACAAAATACTCATGTTGCAGACCACAAAACTGAGAGAAGCTGGGTAATTGAAAAACTTAATAATGATCCAAATAGAATATATGGATATATAGATTATGGCACCTTTGGATATGAGAGCACTATAAAAGACCTTAGAACCAAGACTAAAAAATATGCTAGAAAGTCATCAGACGTCGAAGAAATACCTCTTTTCTATGATTTTTGGATGCCTGATGATAGAAACATATTTCTATCTCTACAAACTTTTTCGGGCAAATCGTGCGTGTCATTGACTTGGACTGTATTGCGAGAGTGGTTCGAAAGGACTCATCCCGGATACAAACTATGGTTCCAAAGAGTAATTCCTCAGGATTTTACAGATGGTGTTCTAAAGGACTCTCCTGTCAAAAAAGTTACTTTCATAAAAAGAAACACAAGCACGGATATCGCTGATCTTCTTGTAAACACAATGCCAGAGTCAGTAGACATTGAACTAACCATCTCAGCTAGACGAAAGCAGAAAATAGGCATTCTTGGAGAAGTAGTAGAAAAGTTCAGGCACTCTGAAGGATCTCTAATAACTTGCTCCGGAATAGATTTTAACGAGGCTGATGCAAGCATAAATATTGGTGGAAAAACACGTAAAGTTTCTATTTTTGGAATCAATAAAGATGCTGGCCTGATAGATATTTCAGAAGATGTTGATTTTTCGCCTAATGGCCATCCGACCTTGCAGAGTCTAGTTCAACAATCTGCCGAGATACAAAGGAGCATCTCTCATAGATTTATAGGTAAAAAAGAATGAAAATCTCCATGACAGATATTGTTATAGACCACTTTAATACCTTGCGAGATGAAAATAAAAAAATTAACAATTTTGATGTTTTTATTTTCTTTGTGGTGCCAATAATATTTGGGGTAATTATAAATTTATTACATATTCGCTTTGACAAAGATTTTTATAATACATCAATAACATTCTTTGGGATTTTTATAGCACTGCTATTGAACATACAAGTTGCAATCTTTGGCATATTTACTAGGAAGTGGTCAAAAAATTCAGATGAGAATATCATAGTAGAGTATAAGTTTGAAATCAGAAATAAGCTTATAAACGAAGTGGATTGTAATATATCTTATCTTGTTTTTATATGTATAATATCTCTTGTTTATTTTATTCTGGTGTATTCCATATTAACTCAAACAAAAATGTCTAATAGAATTTTATATTCCGACATATCCGCATTTATTTATTCTCATTTCCTACTTAATTTACTTATGGTAACAAAAAGATCACATGCACTTTTTAGTGAGGAGTATAAGAATGATTAACTGTCACTTATAAGATGATATAAATTCTTTGACTTCAGCAATATAGACAATAGACATCTGCTTCGCATACCGCGTCACCATATTGATCGTGCTCCAGCCTCCTTCGTCTTTCAGACGGAGGAGATCTTTGTGTAGACAGTAATGCCAGGTGGCCCAGGTATGGCGGAGATCGTGAGGAGTGATGTCAGGGACGAAGACGCGGCGCTCTGTGGTTTCGCCTTTGGGGATCCAGACCCGGAATTTTCCTGGCAGCTTAGCTTTGCGACATGCGGCCGCCCAACCTGATTTAATCTGCCCACCGCTAGTGCGGCCGTTGTTATGGTAGCGCTCGCCAATAATCCTCTCCGGATCGGCTCCCTTGAATCGTCTACGGATCTGGACCGGACGGAAAACGTGGCCGTGTCGGTGGGGCAGGGCTTTAAGCGCTTCCATCACTACTGGCACAAGCTCCAGTCTGCGTTCATTCCCCTGCTTTTGCCAGACGACAGCCTGTTTCCCGCGCAGATCAACGTCCTTCCATTCCAGATCCAACGCTTCGGACATCCTGACGCCTGTTCCGACCAAGAACGTCAGCAGCGGCTTCAGGTGAGGGGCGGCGGCGTCAATCAGACGCCTGACCTCGGCCGGCTTCAGATAGGTTGTTCGACCGCGTTGAATGCGGGGCGTGTCGAAAGCCGGTCGATCGCACCATTGGCGAATCGCGGCGAACTCTAGAACAGCGCGCAATGGTGTCAGCACGCCGCGCATTTTTGTGGCGGAGCTGGCGGCAATACCGTCCCGTAGAATCTTGCGATAGGCATCGTCCAGCTGAGGCTGTGCAATCTCGATCAGTCGCGTGGTGCCGAAATAGTTCAGAAGGCGGCGGAGGTGGAACTTGGTCGTCTCTGATCGTTCCTCTGCCTCCAGATAGGCCGCTACGGCATGGGCGAATGTGACGGTTGCCTTCTTGCCATAGATGCTCTCGGTCCAGAGTTCGGCCTCGCGCTTGGCACGGAATTCTTCCGCCCGCGTGGGGTCAGAAGTTCCAGTGCTTTCGCATACGCTCGTGCCCCGGATGGTGCCGCGGATATAGAGGTTGTTCGTGTTGTGGCGTTTGACGATTTTAAGGGACATTCGAGGCTCGACAGCAGACGGGTAATATCTTCGGGATAAAAAACGATCCGGTTGGACCAGCGACGGTGCGTGGGGCCATCGCCGAACTCAGGGACTTGAGAAAGGTGCTGCATCAGTTTTCCCCGACCGATACGACCCTTCAGGTGATCCAGAAGATCGTTGACGGTGTAGACTTTAGGAATTTCATCAATCTTCATCAGTCACGAACTCACCAGTTATCCATATGAATGTCGCTGCCCTGATATTCGTCTTCAGCCCACCGCTTAGGCAGCGCGAGCTTCGCGCTAAAGACGCGCCAGATTTGCTTCAGGAAGCTCTTCATGACAGATCCTCCGTGAATGAGCTGAAGGACGTGGGGTGCCATTCGGCTTTCGCCTCCACGATCATGGCGCGGAGATCTCCAAGCTTCGCGCGCCTGACATGCTTCTCTGGGCCAGAATCTGCGGGGATGAGTTCCAGAAGTGTGTGCCTGGGAACGTGTGTCAGGACGTCCTCAGTCGCCATGTTCGGCAGATAGGTGTCGGCGTTGACGATCGCACCGATCAGTTCGCCGACCTGACAGGATTCATCCGGTCGGCCAGCGCTTGTGCGCTTGTACGGAGGAATGATCTGCGTGAGACGCTGGATCGTCTCTATCGCTATGTCCTCGACGTCGACCTGCTCCATGCGACGAAATCCGCCGTCACCATCCTGGCCCGTGATGCGGTCCAGTATGACCTTGTAGTCATATTTTCCGCCAATCAGCAGGACCACCAGAGAGATCATGATCTCTTCAGTCGTCCGAGGCCCCTCCAGCAATGCTGTATCAAGGGCGTGCTTCATTTTCCGGGCCAGAACGTCCTGACCGGCCTTTGTGATCAGGATCTTGCTCATGATGCCTGTGCTTTCAGCGCGGGAGTGGAGCGCTTCAATTGTGCCAGAGTGTTTTTGCGTGAACGGCAATCACTTGGGGTGGACGGGGCGAATACAATTGCACCGCACGCATGACGCCAGCGGATGTGGCCGCCATTGGTCTTTGATGGCTTCCAGCCCATGCAGGCCGCTTGGGCGCGCAGGCTTCGGAAATCAGAAGACGTCCTCATGCTGCATCCTCCACGACCGGGTCTTTGGCTGCCTCTCCGTTCTGTGGCTCCAGCATCGTCCAGTCAGGGAAAACGATCTCCATGCCTTGCTCGCATGAGACGGGGACGATCAGGCCGCCGACTCCTGGCGTGGCGGGCAGAACGGCAACAATCGGTTGTCCCGGACCTGGGGAGGCCAGACGGAGTGTGCAGGCAACGTCACCTTGATAATTATCGACGGCGCGGCAGAGCCAGCGTATCGGCTTGTGCCAGACATCGATCGGCATTGGTGAGACAGGAACAGGACTACGAGGCAGAAGGGCCCGCCATTCGGGAAACTGATCTTCAGCATCCAGCAATTCAACGAACCCGCGTTCGATCACGGTGCCGTTCATGCGCTCGATTGCCCAGACCGCCTCTCCATCCGGACCGATAGTGATTGAGACCATGGGACCCATCTTGCGCGCGCAGACGAACAGGCGCCCGCTCTTGCGAAAATTCAGGGTGAATGGCTCGAACGGATCCGTCTGGAAGGAAGACCGCGCAAACAGCAGCATGAGGCCATCAGTGGCAATACAGACGGCATGACCGGCATGATGCTCAATCCGCACTCCACGCAGATGGTAGCGATTGCTGTCGGGGTTAACGGCAAATGAAGCAAACGCCAGTGCGCGAGCCTCAATGAGAATTCGAGACATGTCAGGGTTTCCTGAATTTTGAGACCGGGAGAAGGCTGGCGTCCTCGAATTTCCGGCGACGCGTCGAGACCGTGGCGGTCGTCACGTTCAGCATTCGGGAGACTTCGGCGGTACCGCGCCCTTCTTTAAGGAGGCGGAGCATTTCCTGGTGAAGAGGGCTCATCTTTGAAGGGTCGGAACTGTGGCTGGGCACCGGCCGTCCGCCTTTTGGGCGTCCAGTAGGGGGCGGATCGCCTTTTCGCCGTGGCTTGGCGGGCGGCAGTTCAGTGATGCCTTCTGGCGGGCTCGTTTCGACGACGGCGGGTTCGGTAACCTCGGCCGGATACACCGTCGCGGCAGCAATCCCGCACTCGAACAGATTATCCCACACCTCGTGGACGGCTGTTTCTGGGATTTCAAAGAAAGCCGCTACAGCAACAGGCTCCTTCCTGCGACGAAGCGCCTGAAGGATGTCGACGATCGTGACGGTCATAGCGCCAGCTCCTGGGCATCGCCCCAGTCGAGCGTGACGCGACCGCCCTCGATGGGGCGCGCAATGGCGACGATCTTGCATCCCTTGCGGACAGGGACGGAGACGCGCTTCTGCCGACACCATGCGGAAGCAGCCATATGGGCATGCCAGAGGGTGCTGTAGCGGGCAGCAATCTGTCCTCGACCATCACAGATCGAGAATGGCTTGTTGCTGCGACGTTTGCCGGCCATCACAAGCCCTCCCGCGGTGCAGCGTAGGCGAGCACTCTCAGATTGCGGACAGCCTTGTCGCACCACGTCCGCAGGCGCGCTCTTTCGTGAGAGGACTGACGTGCCACAGGAGGCGTGCTCTGAACGGCATGGGCGGGGACGGGCGGAATGCCCGGGACAGGATCCGGAAGCCGGTTCGCATAAAGGAGCAGTATGAGCTGCTCTTCCAGACTGTCGGCTGACTCGCTCCACGTTTTCGCCATGACAGTGAACCGTTCAGTTCGCGGCTCAATGGAGCCGTAGTCATTGGCCAACATATGGCACCAGTCCATGCGCGTCCGAAGGTCGCGGGCCTGCTCACGGATGTCCGGATGATATCCGCGCAGGAAGTCGTCGAAGCTTTCCTGCGTGTGTCCACCAACGGCGGGATGAGGCTTGCGGATCATGCCGCACCTCGATCATGCGCGATCTGGCGTGACGGGGCGCGGCAGCGCCATCTGTCGGCGAGATCGCGGAACAGGACGGCGAGGGGATTGCCAGCAGGGGCGGTGCCATAGAACTGGGCGAGTTTGTCGTAGCTGTCTGCCTGGGCGAGGAACGCCTCGGTCGGAAGCGCGGCTATACGGGCAAGACTGCGACTGCGGTGATAGCTACGGAATATCTTTGGGAAAAAGCACTGGACCGTGTCCAGGGCGGACCGCAAGTGATGTCCGCGGGTCGACTGAAACGACATGAAACCTCTCCATCGCGGGTGGCGATGGGAGGAATGTGCATTTCGTGCACATTGTCTGTCAACCTAAATTGTGCGCACCATGCACATATAAATTTATGAACTGAGCTTCTTGCCGATTTCGAGCCAGTGCCTAAGCGTCTCAGGGCTCATGTTCCGGACTATTTCATATGTTTCATGCAGGACTCGGACGGAGGCTGCGTCAGGTGGCGCGACAAGAAGTTCAGCTGGAGAAACCTCGAAAATCCGGGCCAAATGCTCGAATTGGTCGGACGTAAGTGGCACTTCTCCACGCTCCCATCGGCCTACAGTTGTATGCGCGACATCCATTTTGTTCCCTAATTGTTCTTGTGACAACCCTACTTGTTTGCGCCATGCGCGTAGGTGGGACTGAAGGGAGAGGTTCATCTTAGGCATATCGCAGTCTCACGCCCCTTTCAGGGAGATGCCACGCCGCCTCACGCACAATGTGCTTGACATGCACAGTGCATGGGGTGCACATAAATTACATGAAGCTCGAAGCATGGATGACGGCCAACAGAGAAAACCAAATGTCGCTCGCGCGGCGTTTGGGTGTGTCGCATACGACTGTTTCACGGTGGATTTCGCGGCAAACCATTCCCTCGCCACGAATGCTGGGAGCAATACACAGAGCCACCGACGGGCAAGTTACGGCGAGTGATCTCATTCACGAGATTTCTATTGAAGAGCCGGGGCAAGCCGCATGATTTACTCATCGCTGCCGGTCCCACAGGTACAATCCCAAATTATCAATGATCTCGCCCGTAATGGGATCATACGCATTCATAATGCGACGATAGCGAAATGTTCGCATTTCCTTTCGAAGCTCACAGTAGGCCTCAATCGCGGTCGGGACAGTGATACCCTTGCGGTCGACGAAATAATGCATCTCGTAGGGAACAATCGTTCGCGACGTAACAATTCCGCGCCCGCTACCCCAAGCGCTGAACTGGATCGTAACGCGGACATGTTCAATGCGGATCGAATCTGTGTGGGCAGCGTCTTCCCGGCGACGCGTGTTGGGTGGTTCGATCTGCGTTCCGGGGGCATTCTTCCCTCTGAATCGCTGTTTCTGGGCTGTAGGCAACCGGTCGCCAAGCGGCGTGAATACCATAACCGCCGAGGTAATAATCCACGTGATCCACAGAACAACTATCGTTCCGATAGTGTATTCGGTGACTTTGATAAAATTTATGCCAGTGAAGTAGGCGATAAGACCCGCAAGGGCGATCACGCCAACAATAAACTGCATATCAACTTCTCTTTAATGATGGGGCCAATCGGGAAAAGCATCATGGCGTTTTTCCGCCCTGATGTTTTCGGCCCCGAACAGAACCGGGAGCAGGCAGCGTGATGCGTTCGATCATACAGAAAATCCGGCAGCGACTTTCACGGCGGAATGATCGAGATGAGAATCTCATGAATCTGCAATTCGATTTCTCCAATCTTTTTAAGGGCGAAGAGGAATCCCGCGACAGCACGCCAGAGACCGGCTCCGAATACTGGCTCGAAGCAATGACTCAGCGCCGTGAGGAAATGAAGCGGTTCATGGCGCTTGGTGTAGTCGGGGCGGCTGATGAACGGGCAGAACTTCTTCGCGCGCTGAATCATGCACGTCGTGCGATCGATGCCTGTGCGCCGTATGCCGAGACCGTTGAGGCGATGAGTGCTCCTGAGTTTCGGGACCAGATCAATCGCCTCATGGTGAGCTTTGCCGAGGTTGCACGAAAGCGTCCGGACTCTCACGAAAGCGTTTGGGACGTCGCTGGACGCCACCAGCCATATTTGCGCGCAGTCTCTAACGAAGGCCGCGAAGGCGCATGATTGCGGTATCGACGTCTTGCCCCAGACGCTCCAGTGCATTTGCGAGCATTTGTCGGTTGGGTTCCCCAATGCCGCTGCCAAGAACGGGAATGGCGAGGGTGAGTTCATGGCCGACGTATGCCGGGTCCGAAGGCGGCAGATACACTTTTACCTTCAGGTTTCCTCCTTCTTTCAGTTTCATGCTCATGATGACGGGAAGTGCCGACTGGGTTTCTGACATCAGAATCTCCATGGGTTTGGTTGGTCCCTTCCATGGTGATCCGAAATGGCCGGGGTGTCGAATCCCCGGCCATTACTGGAAAATTCGCAATCCTGAACCGGGCTTCACAATATCCCACGTAAAGGCTGCTCTTCGTCATTTGGTCTCCTTCTTCCCGTCAACTGTTCCGGCACTCAACACCCAGAACAATGACAGGAAGGACGCCCAAGATGTTGGGTATTTCACCCAAGCGCGCGGGTATTTCACCCAAGGCCCGGTTCAGTGCCATGTCTGATGCGCTGACCGAACGCTTCCAGGACATGGTGAATGAGGAGGTCCGCGATCGGCGCGGCCTCGGGCTGAAGGGCGCATTCCGTGAGGTTGCGCGCCTGTTCGGCCTGACGGAGCGCCGCGTTCGCGCCTGCTGGCACCATGAGATCCGTTCGGTCACGGCTGGCGAATGGGAAGCCGTTCGCGAGGCCCGCATTCAGACACTTCAGGCGCGGCAGCTCCGGCTCCAGCAGCAGCTGGACAGCCTCAATGACAGGGGCGCCGCATGACAGTTCTCGTTTTTCTGTTCGGTCCCATTGCTGAAAACTGGCTGATTTATGCGCGCTTCAGGGCGCGCGGCGTCGTCATTTTCATTGTGCAGTGGTGGATCGGACGGGAGATCCAATCAATCCAGCGTCGAGACAGGCGCATCCGCAAAGTGATGCGTCTCCTCGAAGGCTGGATCCAGACCCTCTGAGGAAATGATGGCCCGACCCTCCCATGATTACACTCGTCTCGAACCTATGGTGCGTCGCCTTCACGCGGACGGCCATGGTGTGCAGCGCATCGCGCGCCAGGCGGGGATCTCCGTTGGCAGCGCTCATGGCCTGATTGGCCGTCTGGGGCTGACGCGACAGGTCGTCGCGACCACGACGCGGCGGCGCCCAGTTCGTCGACCGATGCCGGTTGGAATGGGTCTCGTGCTGGGAGGCGTCAATGCTTGATCGCGTAGGCATGACCGAGGCTGTGGCAGAAAGCTTGGTTCAGGGCGAGTGCGCGCTGCCTGTTGAGGGTTCGCGCCATGAGAAATGGCCGGTCGGAGGGAAGGGAGCTTACGTTCGGTTCCCCGAACCTCTCGATGCCAAAGCGATCCGCGAGAGTGCGCGCATCAGGCCCGATCTGCACAATCAGGTGCGGCGCTTCTCGTCCGGCATGACGCTCGTCGAGGGTGGGCGCATGAAGATGCCGGCGCAGTGGGGTTCAGGGCGTGGCTGACATTCTGGATTTCATTGGATTTTGTGCGGAACTGGAAACAGACGTCAGCGCGGCTGGAAATCAGGTTCGATATGCCGAGCAGATCGGCATGTCGCATACGACGGTTTCGCAGATCCTGAACGGCAGACGGCTCCCGTCGGCTGCTTTCTTGGATGCAGCTGGTTTTGATTGCTTTCCACGCTATCGCGCGGTCGGCGGCGGGAAAGATGCTTCGCTGATCAATAACTTCCAGTTTTTTACAAAAGTGGAAACACGCATTCGCACTGTGGGCTCGTTGCGCGGCTTTTGTCGGGTGAACGGCCTCAACGCTTCGAGCGTCTCCAAATTCCTCAATGATGAAGCCAAGGCGACGGACGATCTGCTCCGCGTCATGGGCTATGTGCGGCTGACCTGCTACCGGCGTCGCTCCACGAAACCGGCCGGGGAGGCCGTCGCGGCATGAGTATTCATAAACCCGTTGATCCCGGCCTGTTCGGTGGCGCTTTGCGGTCGGTGCCGCAGAACCTTGGGTGTGAGCATGGTTTGCTGGGTTCGGTTCTGGTCGACTCAAAGAAGACACTGGAAGCCGTGGAAGAGATCCTGCGGCCTGAACATTTCTCGGATCCGGTGAACGCCCAGATCTATGAGAAGGCTCTCCTCATGTACAATGAGGCGCGCAAGGTCGATATCCTGACGATCATCAGGCATTTCGAGCATCCGGACGAACTGGTCTGGGGCAAACTGAACCCCCGAGAATATCTCGCCAAGCTGATGAATGCCTATGTCAGCCCGCTGGTCGCGCTGGATTATGCCCGTGAGATCCGCGACGCTGCAATGCGTCGTGAGTTAATGACGCTGTGTCAGCAGACATCAGATCTGTGCAGTCGGCCGGAAGATCAGCGTGCGGAAGATATTGTCGAAGGGCACGAATCAGCTCTGCTGCACATTGCCATGGGCATGTCTGACAGTCAGCCGAACGTCACGTTCCACGAGGCTCTGTGCAATGCCCTGATCTCGGCCCGTGAAGCCGTCGAACGCGGTTCCGCGCTGGCCGGTCTGTCCTGGGGTTATCGGTCGCTCGATCGGCTGACGAACGGTCTGGTCGGCGGGAATATGTATGTGATCGGGGCACGGCCAGCGATGGGCAAGACATCTCTTGGCCTCGGGATCGCGTTGCGCATCGCATCGGGTGGCAAGAGGACGTTGTTCTGGTCCGGTGAAATGACGGCCGAACAGGTCGGTGCTCGTGGTGGGGCCGCAAGGGCTGGCCTGAATCTGCGCTCTGTTTTTTCGGGCCGTCGCTGGGATGTACCCGAGGACGCAGAAACCGGTCAGCAGCCGGAACTCGAAGCGTGGCAATGGAATGCTCTTCAAGGAGCCTGTGACGAAGCCCAGAAGCTTCCGCTCGAGATCGACTCCCGTGGAGGTCTAACCGTCGGACAACTTCGCTCGCGTGCGCGCCGCATGAAGAGATCCAAACGCGGACTGGACGCGATTGTGCTGGATTATGTGCAACTGATGAAGGGCTCGTCGCGTGTCCAAGGGCGCATGCGCCATGAGGAGCTATCGGAAGTCAGTAGAGAATTAAAATCGCTCGCCATGGAATTAGGGGTACCCCTTGTCGTTTTGGCTCAGCTCAACCGTGAATCGGAAAAGCGGGAGAACAAGCGGCCAATGATGTCGGATTTAGGAGATACAGGCTCTCTTGAGAAGGATGCGGATGCGGTAGCCCTGATCCATCGCGAACATTACTACATTCAGAAAGAGGCGTCCTCGGGCGGTCTGGTCAAACGGGACAAGGAAACCCACGACGCATTCAATGTGCGCTGTCAGGAGTTTCAGGAGCGTCTTGATGCCGCGCGCGGTAAGGGCGACGTGTTCGTCGTGAAAAACCGGCACGGACCTGAAGGTCGCTGCCGGATGCTGTTCGACAATGAAACGACATGGTTCCGCGATGCGGGCGAGGACATGCGCAGCCCGGCATGGGGTGCAGGTCTGGAGTTCGCCTGATGTCGCGCCGCGAGCGTCCGGGAAAGCACGCGCGGGCCGTCATGTCCGATCGACGCTGGCAGCCCCTGTCGCTCGCGGCGCGGGCAATCTGGCTGGGGCTGACGGATGTCGGCGACGTCGTGCCGAGCATCCGCGCGCCTGGCCGCACCGGTGCCACGTCAGACGACATCGCCCGCTATCTGGCGGCGGATGCCGGTGCGGTTCGCGATGCTCTGCCCTCACTCGTCCAGTGTGGCGTGCTTGAGCCCGTCGGATCCGGATACCGGCTCGCATCCTATTAGGTTTTCTAGGTTTTCAATCCCGCCACGCTGGCGGGTGCAGGAGTTTCTGACGTGAAGGTCAGTGCAACACATCGCGACCAGCTGTCCCGGATCGCCCTGATGCAGGTCGAAAATCTGGCGCTCAATGCCCTAGAGGCCGTTCAGGTGCTGTCCTGGGTACGTCTGGTCACATATCTGATCCTCAACACGGCAGACGGCGTGCTGGACGTGTCGTTTCCGGGCGCGCTGGCGGCGTTGGCGCGGACAAAGGTTTTCTGTGACGCAAACCTGATCGAAACCTACCTCGAAACCTACGCCAAAACCCAGCTGATAACCTGGAACCGCGATGCGCAGACCATTGGCCTCCCGGCTGGCCTCGGGATGACAGCACGGCAGATTGCGTCCCGTGCGAATGGCGCAAAGGGCGGAAGACCGCGAAAAACACCGAAAACAGGCGTCGTGGCGGATCAGCGCCAGGGCAACATTGTTCTACCCATTTCCGGAGGCAAAGACGTGGCACGCGAAAACCCAGCGAAAACCCACCTCACGGGTGCGCGCGATAAGCTTAGCTTAGCTTCTAAATCTTCTTCCGAAGATAAGCTTAGGCTGGACGCGATGTTCAAACGCATTGGACCTAAGGCGTTTACGGCGGCTGGCTTCGATGACGCGAAGGATATGCCGAACTACGGCATCACTCGGACCTGGTGCGCTGCGGCGGTCGCGAAAGGCCTGACGGACGATCAGACTGAACTGCTGGTGACATCCGTCGTGACAGCAGTGGCAGAGAGGCAGCGGGAACGCGGCGCTCCGGTTTCGCATCTGGGCTACTTCACGAAGGCGGTCGAGCAGGCGATTGCTCAAGGCGATATCCCTGAAGCGCCGAAAACTGCAGAACAGCGCAAGGCAGAGCGTGCATGGGAGCAGGCCATGCAGGACTATTCCAGCGCCATCGCAAGCGGTGAAATCGGCCTGCGTCGTCCGGAACTGGCTGACTTCCTTGTCCAGGTTGCGGCATGAAGGGCGTCAAGCGGATCGATCTTGGGCGCGACGTGCCAGAACAGGTGGCGGACTGGCTGACTGATGCAGCCTTCACGCTAGCGGCCATGCCGGCGAACGGATGCTGGCCTGGCGGAATGCGATCCTACTGGCCTGACATTGTCGCCGACCGTGATGATCTCGACTGGCCAATGGAGAGCGACATTCGACCACCCACGCCGACGTCAGATGAAGTGAGCCGCATGGATCTTGCGCTGTCATGGGTGCCGATGCTGACTGATCGCGGGCAAAAGGCCGTGGTCAACATGCGATTGATCGTTCATCCGATTTCAGGTCAGCACAGGTGGACGTGGCGCAAAATCGGCGGGAAACTGGGGATCAACCATGAGACTGCCAAAGACTGGCATGCAGAGGCATGCGCGGCGGTAGGAAAAAAAATCAGCCGTAGTGAATTTTTCTCTCGCCACATCCGCCATTTTGAACATATGTAGTTGGCATGATGAGGGGACGTATGCTCGCAAGGGCTGCGTCCCCTTTCTCGTTGGGTCGCTCTGATGCGCGACCGGGCGGTCGGGGCGGGGTCGTGTGGCCAGAAAGCCACAGAATTCGTGGGTCCCTCCTGGAGGGGTAGCCGTCCGGGGGTAATTCGCACCCCGGTAAGAGGCACTTTTCGAGCAAATCTGAAAATGGGTTGGTGTTGTTGTTGTTGTCGTCTCATGAGGAACCGGCAATGGAGGCGCATGAGGCAGTCACGCTGAACAAAGCCCAGATGGCCAAGCGACTGAAGGTCTCGCTGCCGACCCTCACCAATTGGATCGACCGGTGGCCAGACTTCCCTGCCGATCATCGAGGCACCAACGGCAAGAGCTGGAGCTTCAATCCTCACGCCGTCTTCGACTTTCTTGCCGCGAGGCGGGAAGAGGAAGAAAAGGCGACCATCGGCCGCGACGAAAAACTCATGGAACTGCAGTTGCAGTTCGATGATCTCTTCGCGGAAGAGGAACAGCCTGCACGGTCTGGCTTCGTCTCCACCAAAGAGCAGATCGATATCTGGCGCCTTCGCGATTTAAAGCGGAAAGAGGCCGAGCGATGCGGCAAGCTGGTCATCGCAGATCAGATGCAGGACATGATGGCCACGGCCTTCGCAATGCTGGCTCGGGACACCGGAGCGTTTCTGCGTCAGCTGGCCCGGGATCAGAGTTGGCCTGACGCAGTCCTGCGACAGGCTGAGAGCCGCCTAAAGGACGTACAGCTAAAGTCAGTCAACAGCGTTCTGACCATGCTCAAACAGGATACAGACACCGAACATGAGCGACAGCTTCATCTCACCTGAGGAAGTCCTGTTCGCTGATCCACGCTCCATCATCGCCCAGGCGATCGAATCATACCGTCCTGCCGAAGAGATCAATGTTGCCGACTATGCTGCGAAGCATCGGATTCTGGACAACAGGGGCGGCGGCTTCGTGGGTCGTTGGAGCCATGATGAGGCCCCCTACCTCGTAGGGCCCATGGAAGCCCTGACAGAGCAGCAATACCTCACGACGGCCGTGGTCGGACCTGCGCGGTCGGGCAAGACGACGATTGGGCAGAACTGGCTTCTTCAATCAGTGGACGTCGACCCTGCAGACTTCTTGGTCTATGCCCAGACCGACGACGTCATCGAAAGTTACGTCAAGCGCGAAATCGCGCCCATGATCGATGCCCATCTTTCTATGAAGGAAAAGCTGGGTACGCGTCCGGTCGACAATTCACTCAAGTTCAAGCGCTTCCGGTCCATGTGGATCGAGTTTCTGGCGGCCGCCTACAACAACCTGATCAATAAGTCCGCACCGCGGATCATCATGACCGAAATCGATGCCTATCCGGCCAATCTTGGTGATGCTTACGCTCTGGCGTCCATCAGGCGTGAGACCTTCGGACAAGAGAGCATGGTGCTTGCCGAGAGTCATCCTGACGCTGCTCTCGGCAGCGACCCGTCCAGGTGGACAAACGGGATCATGAAGCTCTATCGGGACAGCGATCGCCGCATCTGGTGGTGGCCATGCCCGCATTGCAACGGCTTCTCCAGTCCGAACCCGACGTCATCTGTGCCGATGACACTGCACTGGAATGCAGACGCGCCGCTCGATGAGATCCGCGACAACGCGGCGCTCCTGTGCCCGCATTGTGGAACACTGATCGAAGACAAGTGGCGTCGCGCCATGAACCGGGACGGGGTCTGGGTCGGCAGAGGTCAGGACATCAGTCATGATGGTGAGGTGTCTGGCGAACTGGTGGCGAGCACCACGGCCGGTTTCTGGATCACAGGCCTTATGTCGCCTTTCATTATCGGCGGCATGGGATCGCTCGCCTATGACATGGTCAAAGCGCAGCGTGACTTCGAGACAACAGGTGATGACAAGGATCTCCGGGCCGTCACGGTCAAGCGCTGGGGACTTCCATACCAGCCGCCTAGGGCGGCTGGATCATTGGACTCACAGGCAATTGCCAACCGGGCAGAACCGGGGCTTCGTCTCGGCTTTATCCCTGAGGGTGTCCGGTTCCTGACGGCTGCCGTGGACGTTCAGGCTAATCGCTTCGAGTACATGGTGCGTGGTTGGGGGGTCGACGGAGAAAGCTGGATCATCGATTACCAGAAGGTCGCTGCAGATCCTGCGACGAGCCAGAAGGACTGGGACGATCTACTGACCTCTCTCGAGGAGGCAAGATATCCCCTTGCTGATGGCTCAAGCCGCGCCATGAAGATCCTCGCGGTCGGATATGACAGCGGCGGTCAGGACGGCGTGACCCTACAGGCCTATGGCGCATGGAGGAGGGCACGCAGGCGGCGGAGCGCAAAACGGATGGGGCGGTTTGACGGGCGGGATGGCTGGACCATCCTCCCGCTCAAGGGTGCGAGTACAATCAACGCTCCGGCGCTGGTGGTCACCTATCCGGACACTCAGAGAAAAGATCGTTCGGCAGCGGCACGAGGCGAGATCCCGGTTGGGTTCTTCAACCCGAACCGCTTCAAGGATGATGCTTCGACCCAGTTACAGGTCGCTGACATCGGGGCCTGGCGCGTTCATTTTCCGGCAGGCTTGCTGGCGAATGAACCTCCGCATCCCTTTTTCGAGCAGCTAGTGGCGGAACAGAGGCGTCCAGACGGACGGTGGGCGAAAGTCACACCATCGGCCCGGAATGAGGCGCTGGATCTGATGGTTATGACGAACGTCCTGGCTTTCCTGTTCGGAATTGCCCGGATGCCATGGAACTCTCCGCCTGTCTGGGCAGCTCCGTGGGACGAGAACAGTAATGTGGTCTCATCGACAGAAATCCTCGTGGAAAACCTGTCGAAAATTACGCAGGTCGTAAGCGGCTGGAGCAACGAGAAAAGGGCGGAAGCACCGAAACCCGTCGAGACAGCTCGCCAGTCTCGACAGGAGCGGTTGCGCCGCCTGGTTAAGCGTCTACCGGGATAGGAAATTCAAGATGCCGATGGATCTTAAAGTCGGCCTCGATGCCAAGGCGCTCCAGAGAGATCTGAGCGCCTTGGCAGAAAACGAAATTCCCAAGGCTGCAGCTTCTGCACTGAACCGCTTGGCTACTGGAGCCCGTATGAAGGTCGTTGACCGGATGAAAGAGGTTTTTGACCGGCCCAATGCCTTCACGCTGAACGGGTTCTTTACGAGGCCTGCGACCGGGAAAAATCTGGAAGCCTGGGTGGCGACCCGGGATTTTGCGCGGCGCGGGACGCCTGCGATTACTTATCTTGGGCCACAGATCCATGGCGGCGAGCGCGACATGAAACGGTTTGAAAAGGCGCTTCGAACGGTATCGGGCGGTCAATATGTTGTTCCAGGAAAAGACTGTCCGCTGGACGAAAACGGAAACATCAAGCGGGGCATCATCATCCAGATCCTGAGTCGTCTGAACCTCATGCTTGACCCGACATCAAACATGGGCGACCGGACGGCGCGACGGATTGCAAAACAGCTCAAAAATGCTCGCGGATCGCACAGCGAATTCTTTGTGGGTTACGAGCGCGGAAACCGACGTCCGCGTGGGATTTTCAAGCTGATTGGGCCGGGTAAGATCGGAGAAATTCTCCGGTTCGTGTCACAGCCTCACTACAAGGCGCGTCTGCCAGTAGAGCAGATCGTGAATGAGACAATCGCGCGCCGTCAGGACCGGGTCGTCAATGAAGAGATCATCAAAGTTTTCCGCAGAAGAGGTTTGCGATGACATCCCTTACCGGACGCGGGCAGTATGTCCGCAGGCCTCCCCAAACCAGCATGTCTGGGGTCACGACAGCGCAGCTTCAGGCCAATCTGGCTGCAGCACAACAGGCCTATAACGACCTGATGATCGGCGGAAAGCCGGTTGCGGTCTCGTACTCGCAGGTAAACGGGTCCCGATCCGTCACCTATACCGCAGCCAATAAGACGGACCTTCTTCAGTATATCCAGCTCCTTCAGAAGCAGCTGGGGATCTCTCGCAGGCGTCCAGTAAGGTTTGTATTCCGATGACAGATCGCAGCGCAGTCATTCTCGGGCCTGATGGAAAAGGGATGCCCCGGACGCCTGCGCTGCCACGTCGTCGTCGCGCGATGGGACTGGCGGGTGGTTGGGGGCAGACCCCTTATGATGCCGCGGACATCACCGGGCCTCACATGGAGGCCTGGAATCCGCTGCTGTGGTCGCCGGACGTTGAGCTGAATGTCTATCGCGACCGAATCGTCTCCCGCATCAGGGACCTGGTTCGAAACGATGGCTGGGCTTCGGGCACAATCACCCGTGTTCTGGACAACGCAATCGGCGGCTCCTTTCGCGCAATCAGCAAGCCAGACTATCGTGCATTGCGCGTGAAGACCGGCCTGTCATTCGATGCGGTATGGGCGGACGAATGGGGGAGGGCTGTCGACAGCCACTGGCGGGGGTTCGCTGAAGACGAAAATCGATATTGCGATGTCGGCCGCAGGCTCAGCTTTACGCAAATGTGCTGGACAGGCTTGCGGCACGACCTGGTGGATGGCGACAGCCTTGCCCAAGTCTGCTGGCTTCCAGAGCGGATCGGGGAAGGGCGGGCCGAATATGCAACCTGTTTCAACCTGATCGATCCGGACAGACTGTCTGTCCCCCAGAATAACTGGGATCTGAAATACTGCCGCGGCGGCGTCCAGATCGACGAATGGGGTGCACCACTCGGATACCATATTCGGCGGGCTCATCAGGGAGACTGGTTCTCGGCGGCAGAAACGCAGGAATGGGATTATATCGAGCGTGAGACCGAATGGGGCCGCGCAAGTATGGTGCACCATTTCCAGACTGAGCGTGCAGGCCAGCATCGCGGCGGAGCGGGAATTCTCGCCCCAGTCGTTCAACGGCTGAAGATGCTCATCAAGTATGATGGAACAGAACTGGACGCCGCGATCGTCAATTCCATTTTCGGGGCGTACGTCGAATCTCCTTACGATCAGGAGATGGTGGCAGACGCTCTGGGTGCGGGTGGGGGTGACGGTGTCATGGCTTATCAGGACGTCCGGACGGCGTTCCATGATGAAAACCGGGTCATGCTGGGTGGGGTTCGCATGCCAATGTTGGCTCCGGGCGAGAAGATCAACACTGTTGATGCAGCGCGGCCGAATTCCAACTTTGCAGCGTTCGAGAGCGCCGTTTTGCGGAATGTTGCCTCCGGCGCGGGGGTCTCGTCCATGCAGGTCAGTAATAACTGGTCAGACGTGAACTATTCTTCTGCTCGTGCGGCCATGCTCGAGGCATGGAAGACGATGGATCGTCGGCGAAAGAACTTCGCTCAGGGCTACGCTTCTCCCATGCGAACCGCATGGCTTGAAGAATGCGTAGCTCTTTATGACGAACTGCCATTGCCGGCAGGTGCGCCGCGCGGGTTTCTGGCCAAGTATTTCCCCCGCCTGCGAACGCCGCTTTCACGGTGTAACTGGCTTGGACCCGGACGTGGCTGGATCGATCCTGTGGCCGAACGGAAAGGTTCGATCATGGGCATCGATGCCGGCCTGACAACGCTCGAGGACGAGATCGCCGAGAACAGTGGGGCGGACTGGGAAGAAAAGGTCGATCAACGTGCTGTCGAGGTCAATCGTTTCAGGGAACTGGGGCTCACACCTCCGGAATGGGCGCTCAGCGGTGTTGCGGCAGAGGATGCCGCTCAACCAAAGGAGGAGGACGCGAAATGACACAGGCCGCATCTCTTTTCCTGAATCGGCCACTGATGCTGTCGAACGCTCGATCAGCATTGCTGAAGCGGTCGTTTGAGGCCGGAGCGGGGGCTGAGGCCTTCTTTGGTGAGCGTGACACTGAGGCCCAGTCATATGAAGTCGTGCAGGGCGTCGCTCTGATCCCGGTCTCCGGAATTCTTCTTCCGGGAACCGGATGGAGCTGGTCTGGGGCAACATATTATCAGGACATCCGAAAAGCCCTGAATGCGGCGCTTGACGACGCATCCGTCAGCCGGATTGCACTGATGGTGAATTCTCCAGGCGGGACCGTAAGTGAATGCTTTGATACTGCCGAGATGATTTATCGGGCGCGGGGGGAAAAGCCGATCTGGGCGATCCTGAATGATGCAGCCTTCTCGGCGGCCTATGCCGTCGCTTCAGCAGCTGATTTCATCACGGTTCCGCAGATGGGTGGAACCGGATCGATCGGTTGCGTCGGCATGCATGTCGACATCACGGATGCGCTGGACAAGGCTGGCATCAAGGTGACGACATTCCAGTACGGCGCCCGAAAGACTGATGGTTATCCAACCACGCCGATGACGGATCCTGCTCGTGAGCGGGCGCAGGCAGAAATCGATGAAATGGGCGATTTCTTTGTGCAGACAGTCGCGCGTAATCGCGGGATTGAAGCGGACGTGGTGAGAAATACCCAGGCCGGTACCTATTTGGGGCGGCATGGGGTGGAGATCGGCCTGGCAGACGAGATCGCCACGCCGGAAGAGGCCATAGCCGCCTTTCTCAAGCTCTGAACTTCAAAAACCGGCCCCTCTGGGGCCTTTTTCATGTCTGGGAGACAGTCTATGGCCAAGCCTTCCCGGTTTGCCCACCTTTTCCGCGCGCCCGCACGGGCTGCGGAAGACGATGAGAACAACACCGATGATCACAACGCCAACTCGTCTGAAAACGAGGGCGGTGAGGACGAGGGTGAAGACGAGAAGCCCAAGAACCGTAAGGCGCGTCGCGCTGACAAGTCCAAGAAAGCCAAAAAGGCCAAGAAGGCGGGTCGCGCCGATGATGACGGCGACGAGGATTCGGACGGACAGGACGATGAGGTCGCTGAAGAAGAGGGCGATGATGCTTCCGACGAAGAGGATGAAGACGACGGGGAGAAGGCCTCTGCCCGCGCCCGTGAGCGTGGCCGTGGAGCGGCAATCTTCTCCGCGCCTGGTGCTGCCGCAAACCCTGCGCTCGCGGCGGAGCTGGCCTTCACGACAAATCTGCCGCGCAGCAAGGCCATCAGCATTCTGAATGGATCGATGGCGTCTGGTGTTCGTGCGCCAGCAAAGGCGTCTGCGGTCGAGGCAGAATTTGAGGAAGAGAATCAATCTTCCGCAATCAGCGCCCTCGATCAGCGCATGTCGCGCTCTCGCCGCGCCCCAATCCCTGCGCAGGAAGAGCGGCAGGGGCGCCCTGATCCGTCATCACCGAGATCCGTCGCGGCCCGTATGGTCGAACGCGCTCGCGCCTTCAGGAAGTAAGCATCATGAGTGATACCAACTCCGTAAACGGCATCTATCCCCAGACGCCAGCCATGTTCGATGCCACGTATCAGCCCGATCAGCTGATCGCCGGCGTCTACCCTCGGGTCACCGACAACGTCACACTTGCGGGCGGAAATGGCATTGTGGCGCGTGGAACAGCCCTTGGGCTCGTGACGGCCTCCGGCAAGTATATTCCGTCCGCATCGGCAGCCACCGATGGCAGTCAGGCCCCGGTGGTGATCCTGGCCGACACCTATGACACGACCGCCGGAGACGTTGTCGGGGCGGGTGTCTATCTGACAGGCGAGTTCAATGAAAACGCCGTCACCATGGGTACCGGCTGGGCAGCTGCCACCCTGAAAGCCGCCTTCCGCCCGAACAACATCTACCTGAAGTCTGCCGTAAGCGCGGCTGACCCGACCTGAGGAATAGCGTTGTGACTCAAGCGATCTCCATCTTTGACACAAACGTCCTGATTCAGGTTGTTGCCAACCTCAAGGTGGCCCAGACCTTTCTGCTGGACGGTTTCTTTCCGAACATCGTGGAAAGCGACACTCAGTACGTGTCGATCGATGTCGACGTCGGCAAGCGCCGGATGTCGCCGTTCGTCAGTCCGCTCGTAGAGGGCAGACTTGTCGAAGCACGTCGTATCCAGACGAACGTCTTCGAGCCGCCTTACATCAAGGACAAGCGCGCTCCGGATCTGATGCGTCCCGTCCGCCGTATGCTTGGCGAGCGCATCGCGGGCGGTGAGCTGATCAACGGCGGCGCTCCCCTGACGGCTGGCGAGCGTATGGAGGCCAATCTGGTCTTCGAGCTGGCCGATCAGGTCGACATGCTCAAGCGTCGTCAGGAATGGATGGCAGCCCAGGCGCTCGTTACGGGCAAGCTGACGGTCTCGGGAGATGGTTTCCCGACCTCGACCATCGATTTCCAGCGCGACCCGAGCCTGACAATCGTCGAAACTGGCACAAGCCTGTGGGACGCTGCGGGCACCGTAGCCAACCCGACGAACAGCGTCCGGGAGTGGTCGGTTCAGATGCTGAAGGCCAGTGGAGCCCAGATTACCGACCTGATCTTCACCAATTCGCCTTACAACGCCCTCATCAAGGATGATGAGGTCAAGAACGCCATCCTGAACTCGGCGGTACGCGCCAACGACGACACCCGTCTCATGCAGGGGCCTGTAGCCGCTCCTGGTGCAGTCCTGATGGGATACTGGGGCACCTATCGCGTCTGGCTGTATAACGACTGGTACGTCGACGACGACAATAAGGAACTGCCGATGATCCCGGATGGGACTGTTCTGGCTGTTTCTGACCAGCTCAACGGAAGCCGCGCTTATGGCGCCATCAAGGATCCTGCTCTGGGTTATGTGGCGACAGCCTATGCGCCGAAGTCCTGGATGCAGGAAGACCCGGCTCAGCGTTTCCTGATGATGCAGTCTGCGCCGCTCGTTATCCCCAGCCGGGTTAATGCCTGTCTGGCAGCCACTGTCACCAGCGCGGCGACCTGATCATGGCCCGGAAAGATCGCAAACTCGCAGTTGAAGTCGCCTCTGGGCGCCGTTTTCGGCATGACGGTGAACTCCTCGAGGAGGGGGACATTGTCGTGCTCGCCGCGAAAGAAGCCCGACAGATGGTGGCTTGTGGACACTGTCTGCCGGCACGCATGCCGACGACGGACGAAGACATGACAGGCCCTGATCTCGATCCTGATGATCAGGATGAGGAAAACGAGGGCGACAAGGATCTGGGCGACCCTGTTTCGGGGGGTAAGGCCATGCCGCCTCCTATTGATCCTCCCCCACCAAAACCGCCTGTCGTGGCCTGATTCATCTTGAAAGCAGGGCCATCAATGATTGATTTCGACAAGCTGGCGCTTGGGCCCTGCATGACGACTTTTGCAGAGTCTGCAAGGTGGCAGTCCGGCCGCCTGGGCGATTGGGTAGCGATGACGGGCGTATACGATGACGCTTATTATCCTCTGGATCCGCTTGGTGGGGATGATGGGATGGGTGGTGTTCACGTCACGACATCCCGTCCGGTTCTCGGGATTCAGTTGAGCGCGCTGGCAGTTGAGCCTGATCAGGGGGACCTGATCGAGATGCGCGGCAAAATGTATCGCATTCATGAGGTACAGCCTGACGGGCGAGGAGGGGCTCTGCTCATTCTGAATGATGCGACCGGAGAAAACGATGCTCTACCGGGTGATTATCCGTGATCTCGCGGTCTCGGCGCTCAAGTGTGCCGGCACAATGGCTGGTGAGAATGTCTTCGTAGGCCGGTCTTTGCCAATCGGGGAGCGGAACCTCCCAGCATTATACCTGCAGATTTATGAGGATCGTGGGGAAAGCCCGGGTCCTGCCCAAGTCCAGTTCGAACGTACGTCCACGATGGGAATCAGGGGATACGTTTCAGCGGGGACGCCTTCGAAAGTCGAAGCTTTACTCGACAGGTTCGCTGAAGAAATCGAACTCGCTCTGATGCGGGATGTGCCTCTGCAGGCCGCAATCAGTCAGGTTTCCGAATTTTCCACCGCGACGGAAATCAGCAGCGAGGGAAACGCGCACATCGGCGAGTTCAAGATGATCCTCGGTTTCCAGTATATCGAGACCTACCCGCCTGATGGCGTACCGCTCACCGAAATTGATGCAACTCTCAGGACGGCAGACCAGCCCGTATTCGCGGGCATGACGGTTAAGTTTCCGTCCGAATAGGGGAATCCATGTTTGTAAAACCTGCTGACGGGCGAGCGGTGCGCTGGCCCGGATCCATGCGGCTGCTCAAGTCGGATGGTGAGAAAGTGCCTGAAACCTCTTTCTGGCTTCTCGCCCTGAAGCACGGCGATATCGAAGAGGTCAAAGAGCAGGCCTCCCCCGCCGCGCCGGAAGTGGCTGCGTCTCCTGCAATCCCTGAGCCCGAAAAGGAACCCGCGGCATGAGCGGATCCATCACGGTACCGAATTACTCGGACACGAACCGGGTTCCGGGTCTCTACTTTGCTCTGGATAACTCCAAGGCCAATACGGCTGCTGTCGCTCGTCGCGTGCTGATCATTGGTCAGATGGTCGCAGGCAGCGGTGTTGCTGGCGTTGCCACGCTCTCGGGCGGTTATTCGGATGCGGTCAGCAAATATGGCGCGGCTTCTCAGTGCGCGCGTTTGGTCAAGGCCTACCGGGCTATCGACACGCAAGGTGAGATCTGGGTTCTTCCGCTGACCGATGATTCATCGGCTACTGCTGCCACAGGCACATTCACGATTTCCGGGGCCGCGACAGAAGCGGGAACGCTTCCGCTGTACGTCGGCGATCAGCTGATCAGTGTCGCGGTCAATGCGGGTGATACTGCCGCGACGGTCGCTTCTGGTGTCGCTACCGCTGCGGCGGCCGTCTCGGCTCTGCCGGTATCTGTGACCTCGTCAACGGGGACGGTGACGCTGACTGCGATTAACAAGGGAATGTCTGGCAATGATATTCTTCTGGGAGTTGCTGTACTCGGAACTGCCGGTGGTCAGTCGGTTCCGTCTGGTCTGACGGTTGCTCTGGGTCAGATGTCCGGAGGCAAGACGAACCCGACCACGCTGGCGACGTCTCTCGCGACACAGGGCGAACGCGTTTATGACCTGATCAGCCACCCCTATACGGATAGCGGCTCTCTGGTCGCGCTGAAGGCATGGCTGAACGATACGGCTGGTCGGTGGTCGCCGATGCTTCAGCTCTACGGGCATGCCATCACGGCCTATCGTGGAACATACGGGCAGGCGACAGCTTTCGGGCTGACACAGAATGATCAGCACGCGACGGTCATGCCGATCGGGGACAGTCCGTCTGATCCTCTTTCCTGGGCGGCTCAGGTGGCAGCGCGAACGGCGATGAGCATGCGGAGCAATCCGGCGCTGCCGATCACGGCACTGTCCCTGACTGTCATGCCGCCGACCGATGCTGGCCGCTACTCAACAGAGCAGCGCAACAGCCTCCTGTATGATGGCCTCTCGACCTTCACCGTCGACGACAGCGGCACGGTCAATATCGAGCGCCTGGTGACAACCTACCAGACCAACGCCTCGGGTCTACCGGATAACAGCTATCTCGATATCGAGACCATGCTGACGGCAGAGATCTGCATGCAAGACATGCGGATCTTCCTCGGAAGCCAGTATGGCGGGTGCATCCTTGTCGCTGACGGGACCAAGATCCCGGCTGGTGCCAAAGCGACCACGGCGAAGCTGATCGGCAAGGCCTGTGCATCGCGGTACCGCTGGCAGGCAACACAGCTCTGGGTTCAGAATGCAGATACATTCGCCGCCAATATCGTTGCGGAGAATACGGGCAACGGCGTCGTCAAGCTGCTGATGCCGTACGACTTCGCCAATCAGCTCCGGATCATCGCCGGCAGCGTCCAGTTCGTAAAATCCTAAGGAGGGCCCATGTCGGGATCCGTATATCGTGGCCCCCTTGCGGGTACCGCGACCGCGACCATTAACGGCGTCGTCTATAACGTCGTGGGGGAGTGCCAGTATCAGGCGGCAGGGATGCAGAACGAAACCCTCAAGGGGCAGTCCGCTGTCGAGGGTTTCTCGCAGATGCCGACGCAGGGTTTCGCTCAGATGACCCTGCGTGACCGTCGTGACACGAACCCGCTGGATTTCCAGGGCGCAAGCGGCCTGACGATCATTATCGAACAGGCCAACGGCAAAGTCGTGACCGTCGATAATGGTTGGCAGACCGAGAATATCAATATCAACACTCAGGAAGGCACGTTCGAGCTGCACGTTGAAAGCGACAGCGTGACCGTGGATGTGGTGTCGGGATGAGCCGAGGGTTGTCTGACGCGGAACTCCTCGAGCTCTATTCTCCGAGTGGTTTCCAGGGCGTCGAGAGCGACGAAGAGGACAATAGTGTCGTCGTACTCGATACTCCGATCCTGCATCAGGGGAAGGAATATGACCGGCTCAATCTGTGTGAGCCTTCATTGTATGACGTCCTTGGCGCAGCTCAGGTAATTGGCAAGCGTCCGTCGCTCCAGTCCATCTATGACAGCCAGATTGTCCTTGTCGCCAAAGCGGCTGGGGTGCCGCAGGTGGTTATCCAGAAACTGCCGTCGCGCGCGCTGGATCGTGCTGTTGAATACGTCACAGCCTTTGAGCGTGGCGCACGGCGGGAAATGAACGATCCCGATCTACAGGGCAGCCTCGATCTCCGGCCTGAAAAGGTCCTGATCTTTAGGGACGCTATTCCAGGCGGCGGCAAAGAATTTAGCGAAATGAGGCTGCGTGAGCCTTCTGTAGCTGAACGCCGGCGGTTCAAATCGGGGGAAGGTGCCGGCACCATTGAGGCTGCGCTCCGGGCTGAAATGGCCTTGGTAGAGGAAATCAGCGAATGGCATCGCGCTGCGTTGCTGCGGCTGCCGATCAGTAAGTTTGCGGAGGCGGCAGACTACGTGACGGGTTTTTTTATACCTGGCCCGCCAACTGGGACAGCCTACCAGGAGATCTGAGCCAGTTCTTCTCGGGTTGGTCCAGGTCAGAAACTGAAGATCTGACCGGAACAGATCTTTGGCGATACGTCGAAGAAGCGAACCGGATCTCAGAACAGCACCAAAAGGACGCCAAGCGGAATGGCCAACAAAGGCGTTAAGGTAACGATCTCGGCTGTCGATCGGGCGTCTCAGACGCTTGAGCGCATCAATGCCAGGATCGCGGCTATTCAGGCTCCTGTTCGGCGGACAATGGCTGCCGTCAATCGCTTTTCAAGCGTTACAGGTCTGACACGCCTCCAAAGCGGTGTCGGCAAGGTTGCCCGCGCTGGTCTTGGCATGTTCCGTTCGCTTTCGCAGATCGTTCCTGTTCTCGGGACGATTACGGGAGCAGCGTCCATAGCGGGCATCTATAAGCTGGCAAGTGCCTGGGGCCAGTTCGGAACGAACCTGAGAACCGCGGCAAATTCCATGGGGATGGCGCCTAATCGTCTCATGGCGATGCAAAACGCGGCGCGTCTGTCAGGTGGCTCTGAAGAGGCGATGTCCAGCGCTTTGCAGGGACTTTCGCAGACCCGTTGGGAAGCTACGCACGGCTTTGCTCCGGAAGCTATTGTCCAGTTCAAAGCTCTTGGAATCAGTCTGCAGGAACTGCAGCGGATGAAGCCCGATGACATGTTTGAACGGGTCGCCAAGCGTATCCGTTCGATCCGTGACCCGGCCGCCAAGGTGATCGCTGCAACGCAGATCTTTGGTGGGGCGGCGCAAGGGTTGATGCCAATCCTGCAACAAACCGAAGAGCAGTATCAGGCCAACGTAAAGGAAGCTGAACGACTGGGCGTCATGAACCGGGCCGGAGCTGACGCCGCTGATCGGCTTCGTCAGGCTCAGACAGGACTTACGGAAGCAGTTGAAGGGTTTGGGTATTCGCTGGCTCAGGCTGTTGAGCCAGTGATCACGCCTGTCGTCAATGAGATGCGGGACTGGATTTCGGCAAACCGAGAGTGGATTGCCCAGGATATCGCCGGATATGTTCACCGCTTCATCACCTGGCTTCGGACAGGCGGATGGAGCCAAATCAAGGGTGATATCAGGGGCGTATATGACGAAGTTCTGCTCGTCGTTGATGGTTTGGGTGGCTGGAGAACTGCCGGGAAAATCGCTCTTGGAGGGATTGCGGTGCTGTATGCGGCGCCAGTGTTGGCTGGGGTCGCAACTCTTGCGACGGCAATACTTGGTATCTCAACGGCGATCGGGGGGATTGGCCTTGCTGCAACCGGTGCAATAGCAGGACTTGGGGCGCTCTATCTTGCGTGGGAGCACTACAAAGATCCTAAAACCGCTCCGCCGTCTGCCAGTAACCACATCGGCCGCGGCATCTGGCGTCTGTCCGGAGGCGAAAAAGGGCAGGCGCAGGCGGCTTATAACTATTTTCGGTCGCAAGGTCGCTCTCGCACTGAATCGCTTGGCATGGTCGCGAATATCGACCGTGAAAGCCAGTTCCTTCCTGACAGCGTTGGAGACAATGGATCGGCTTACGGGATTGGACAATGGCATCCGGACCGGCAGAAGCTTTTCGAAAAGCACATGGGTAAGAATATCCGGGACTCAACTTTTGCTGAGCAGCTTCAGTTCTATGACTGGGAGTTGAAGAACAAGTACCCCCTCGCGGACGCTAATCTCCGGATGGCCCGAAACCCTCAAGAGGCGGCGCAGGCCGTTTCGTATGGGTATGAAGTTCCCGCCAATTTGGCAGACGAAGGTTCTATTCGTGGTGAGATGGCGGATCACTGGGCCAGCAAACTCAGTGATGCCAAGTTATCCCTGCCGCCGGCGCTGCAAAGTATTGATCAAAAAACTGCCCAACTGCGCGTCGAAATCGACCACCGGAATGCTCCGCCCGGATCATCGGTACAGGTGAAAAGCACGACACCGGGGCTGAAAGTCCATGCCATCAGCCAGCATCGGGCGATGGATCCGGCGCTGACCGCTGTGGGGAATTAACCTTCAAATCAGGGATGAAAAATTAACATGAGCGGCACTCTCGCCAGAACGGCGGCTGAATACCTTCAGTGCTCGTTCCGTGGAGTGCCGTTTGTCGTGATCGGCAGCGGCGGCTCCAGTGGGCGCAAACAGGCTGAGCATGCTTATCCCGGACGCGCAGGTGTCTGGGTTGAAGACCTTGGCAAGAAGGCGCGGCGATATCGGATCCTTGGCTTTGTGGTCGGTGATCTGGCTTATGTGCAAAGGGACGCTCTGGTAGCGGTCGTGGAAAGACCGGGGAATGGCCTGCTGGTGCATCCGTCCATCGGGGCAATTCAGGCAGCATGTACCCGCTTTGACTGGCGGGAACGGGACGGACGGCTGAATGTCGTGGATCTCGAGTTCGAGTTTGTCGAACAGAAGAACCTGCTGGGCACTCTGGTCGTCACAGCACTTCATGCGGCCGTCGCGGTCGCACGCATTGCGCTCTCATCTGCATCATCCTCCAGTTACTCCAGCCGCATATCGTCAGCATTTGCGACTGGCGGGTCTGCCATTGCCGCAGCCCGATCAGTAGGGGCCGGTTGGAGTGGCGGTGCTCTTTCCGCGATTGGCTCTTCAGAAGCGATGCAGTCTGCTGCCTCGGTTCTTCCTGGCAATAATGGCCGGTATGCTTCCGGGGCAGGGGCCGAAACGGATGCGACGGCTACGGAAGACAGTGTTCTGACGACCCTCAGCGGCTCGCGGGATGCAATCGAGCAAGCAACTGCAGCACTCGCGAGCCTTACAACGGCAGCAGCGATTTCTTCGGCCGTGCAAGCTTTGACAGAGACGCTTCGGGAGGCAATCGCAGACCCAGGCGTGCAAATCTCGCTTCTGTGGCCAATGGCTTCATGTTCAGTCGACGTCATCAACTCAACTGCCCCGATCGGCGCCGCGCTGGCCACGGCCCAGACCGAAACCGCTGCCCTGTGTCGGCGTGCTGCTTTAGCTTCGATTGCTCAAGCCTGCTCGGACTGGACCCCCGCCTCGTCAGAGGATGCAGAGACAATGTGCAGCCGCGTGGTCGCGCTGTTCGAGGCTGAAGAGTTGGTCGCCGCCGATGCACAGGATGACGCCAGTTGGGCGGCTCTGAAGGCTTTGCGGGTTCAGGTGTCGCAGGATCTGATGAAGCGGGCGGCAAAACTGCCTGACATCGTCACGATCCAGCGAAACGCGCCGCTGCCGGCACTGACACTGGCCCAACAGCTCTATGCGGACGGTACCCGATCCGATGATCTGGTGAATCGAGCTGATCCCGTTCACCCGGCATTCATGCCAACTGAGTTTGAGGCGTTGTCTTCATGAGCGGCATCATTGATCAGATTGAGCAGATCCTCGGCTATGACGAGGATGCTCAGAAGACGGCTTCTGTTCTGATCAATGGTAGGCTCCTTACCGGCTGGACTGACGTCACGGTAAGATGTGGTGTCGATTTGATGCCGTGGGTTGCCGATCTGGGAATGACAGAGTACCAGCCCGCAAAAAGTGCATCAGAGAGTAATGAGAACTGGCTGGGCGATCTCAATAATCCAGCTGGCGTTCCTTTGGTGAATGAGGGGGACGTTGCTGAAGTCCGGATTGGAACAGATCTTCTGATCACCGGCTATGTCGTCACAGTCGTCGAGGCTGTCAGCCCGGAAAGGCATGAATTCCGCCTGCAGATCGCCAGCAAGAGCATGGATCTGGTGGACTGTTCGGCCGAGTTCTCCACGTATCAGATGAACTCGACCAATGCCTTGGCCCTTGCAAAAAGGGTAGCAAAATTCGCAGAGATCGACGTCGTCCAGATCAACGGGGCAGGGAACATTGACCTCCAGCAGTTCAGCGTCATCCTGACCGAAACGGCCTATGAGATCATCGAACGAGTGGCACGCCTGGCAGGTGTGCTGTTCTATGACCTGCCAGACGGGAACGTAGCTTTCGCAGCTGTCGGAAGTCAGCGCATGGCCAGCGGTCTGATCTACGGCGAAAATGTCGAGCAGATGACCACCGTTCGAAGCACGGCAGGGCGGTTCTCGAGTATCACCGCCGTTCTGATGACAACGGCTCTCCTGTTCAGTGAGCCTGGGGATGCTGACTACATTGGACAGATGGATGCCGTCACGTCCGGGGCGGTGGCAGAAGATCCGGGTATTGTCCGGACCCGGCCGCTTCTGATCCCGGCTGAGCTTGGCGATCAGGACTATGCAGTCACAACCAAGCGGGTTCAATGGGAGGTTGCGCGCCGATATGGGCGGGCGAACACGGTAACTGTGACGTGCGACAGTTGGCGCGATACCTCAGGCAACTTGTGGGCCGTCAATCACATGGCTCCTGTCCGCCTCAAGAGCGGAGAGGAAATGGATCTCGTGATTGCCGAGATTGTCTTCCGGCAAGGCGAGGATGGGACGCGTGCGGATCTCGTGCTGATACCGCCTGAAGGTCTGATGCCTGAGCCACTGCTCCTGCCGGCTCTCTCCAATGAGGGAATCCAAGCGATCAACAGCTAGGAAACTGATATGTCCTCACTCGCCCGTCTGGCGCGTCGTGTCGCAATGGCCTTCGGCCTGGGGCGGCAGACGGCGGACACCGATGAGTCACGTTCGACATCAACGGTTCAGGTTGCACTGGCGAGCGGTGAGCTGAGATCAGACGTGCCGGTAATGCAGCTCTACGGCTTTGCAAGCCGCTCGGTACCAGGTAGCGATCTGGCGCTGATGTTTATCTCCGGTGATCGTACCCGGGCGGTAGCTGTAGCGTCCGGGGATCAGCGGGGACGTCCGTCCGATCTCGAGCCCGGTGACGTCGCGGTCTATCACCCCCGGACGGGCAGTCGGATCTGGCTGAAAAGCGACGGCTCAATCGAGATTAATCCGGCTGAGAAAAAGCTGATGATCAATGCGGATGTGATCATCAATGGCGATCTCAACGCATCTGGTGATGTGAAGGCCGGAGAGATCTCTCTTCAGAATCATCTGACAACGGATGTTGAGCCTGGTTCCGGAAAATCGGGGCCGCCGGCATCCTCCTGAGGTAATTCGTGGATATTGCGATCATCTGGAACGCCCGGGAATGCAGGGGCGACTGGACCATTGTGTCCGGTGATTTGGCTCTCGATAACCCGCTGCGCTCAGCCGTGATGGTCAGCATCTTCACGGACCGGGTCGCTCCGGAGCAGCCTTCGCCAGCGGATTCCGCAGTCGCTATTCAAGCGCCTGGAAATGCAGCCATGAGCGGCTTGAACGACCGGCGCGGCTGGTGGGGGGATGCTTATGAGCAGGACAAGCTGCCGGTTGGCTCGAGGCTCTGGCAATTACGTCGCGCCATCAAGGTCGGCGACAAGATTGTCCTCCTCGAGCTCAAGGACATTCTCAAGGAGTGTCTCCAGTGGCTCATCGATGACGGTGTGGCGACCAGTATTTCCATCCGAACTGCATGGAGCGCGGTTAGCGCCAATACGGCTGAATTTGCGATCGGCGTGTACGAACCCGGGGCGGCGGCGCCTCAGACATTTCTGTTTTCATGGGCCTGGGAGGGGCTGTAATGGCATTCAGTCGTCCAACGCTTACAGATCTGCGGCAGCAGGCGCTTCAGGACATCCAGAATGGGGGGATCGCCGGGGTTACTGCACTCCTTCGATTTTCAGTCCTCTATGTTCTTGCAATGGTCCTCGCAGGCCTTGCGCATCTTCATTATGGTTATCTTGACTGGATCGCGAAGCAGGCCGTTCCCTGGACTGCAACAGGCGTCTTTCTTGAGGCGTGGGGCGGCCTGAAAAAGATTACGCGCAAGCCGGCTACTACGGCATACGGGCAGGTCTCTTTCGGTGTGACGGGCGCGAAAACCGTTCCTACTGGCACGACCATCCAGATAACCGGCGCCCTTACTGCCATATCGACCGATAATAGTGTAACGGCCAATGGCGTTACGGTCGTCTCATGCGCTGTACAGGCGGCAGGGGCGGCAGGAAATGCTCCGGTCGGGGCTACCGCGACTTTAGGTAGCCCGGTTGACGGGATACAGACGACGGGTTCTGTAACTCTCGCTTTTACGGGTGGAGCTGACATTGAAAATGACAGCGACCTCCGCGGGCGTGTTCTTGATGCCTTCGCAGAAGGCGGCGAGAACGGAAATGCAGCTGATTATGTCAGGTGGGCCAAAGAGGTCAGCGGCGTAACGCGTGCCTGGGTCAATGCTAATGGGTTCGGGGCAGGGACCGTTGTTGTCTATTTTGCTATGGACAATGTCAGGTCTGCTCAAGGTGGGCTTCCTCAGGGCACCGACGGCGCGGCAAGCGCTGAAGCGAGATACAATACAGCTACGGGCGATCAGTTGCTTTTGGCAAACGCGCTTTATCTGCAGAGACCTGTCACCGCACTTGTTATTGTGTGCGCACCAGTCGCTCAGCCAGTCAATTTCGTGGTTTCAGACCTTGGAGATGGAAACACGACGGCCAATCAAATCCTGATTATTAACGCGTTGCAGGACATGTTTACGCGCCTGTCTGCTCCTGGGACGACGCTGTATCAGAGCGCATGGACAGAGGCCATTGGTGCGCTGGATCTCGATCGGTTCGCTGTAATCTCGCCCGCGGAATCAATTGTCGCCGCAAATATCGGGGCCATGCCGGTCTTGGGCACAGTTAGTTTTGCGTCCTGACGGTGGGGGCGCCTGTTTTCTCGGCGGAGAATTTCCGCCAGGCGTTCCTGCAGCTTTTGCCTCGGGGCGCAATTTGGTCACGCGAGCGCGATGCTCTTCCATCTATGCTCGCCACTGTATGGGGCAAGACTTTTGCCAGAAATAGTGAAAGGGCCTCGGATCTTCTTACGGAAATCTTTCCAGAAACGACTATCGAGCTTCTTGAAGAATGGGAAAAAACAACCGGTCTTCCAGATCCCTGTGCAGGTGAAAGCCCTACGCTCTCCTTGCGAAGATCTCAGGTTGTAGCGCGTCTGACAGATAGTGGCGGATCTTCCATCTCTTATTATGCCGCTTTCGCGGCAGCGCTCGGCTTTGAAATAACGATCAGTGAGCATGCGCCTGCTCGTGCGGATATCTTTCGTGCGGGGGAACCCGTTTACGGATCCGACTGGGCCTTCGTGTGGACGGTGAATGCGCCCGGCTACACGGAGCAGTATTTTCTCGCAAACTCAGGTTCTGCAGGGGAACCGTTAATATCTTGGGGAAATGCAGTTCTCAATTGCGAAATCATAAGTCGTTGCCCCGCCCATACGCGCGTGCTGTTCGCGCAGAGCGGCGAAGACCTACTCGGCAATTTTGGTGGCGACAGTAAATGAAAGCGAGAAGTGGAAATGTACGCAATCGATAACGCGACGGCTGCTACATCAATGCCCGCCGTGTCGGCGGCAGGCGTTCCTGGATTTTTCACGGGGGGAAATCCAGGAGCAGGATTGGCCGCTACAGTTGTCACAGCTGATTGGCTGAATATCGTTCAGCAGGAGTTGTTGGGTGTATTGGCTGAGGCGGGAATTGCGCCATCTAAAAATCAGCTCAATCAGATTGCCTTGGGTGCTCAAAAGCTGGGACTGGTCCGTCCTTTTTCTGCAGATTTTGCAATGGCCGTTGGGGGCTACCCTCTCAATGCCATCGTTGCCGACGCTGCAACGGTCGGGCTGTTGTGGATTTCAACCGCAGGCAGCAATACCACGACCCCGAACACCGACGGTGCAGCTTGGCAGATATTTGGCTGGAATCAGTTCATCAAACAGGGGTTGTCTGACGGAGCTCTGGCAACGGGAAACCAAGTCTATATCGGTCTGCGCGAGGGGGTTACTTCAGGAGCGGCGCGTATCGGGGCGAAGGTTGACGAAACTGACTTTGGCAACTTCGCCATGACCGGCAACAAGACGCTGGGTCTCGGAGATTGGACCGAGCAATATTATACGCTCGCGTCCGGTGGCTCGAAAACCATTTCTCTTGAATTCGATGCGCCTCTCGACGGTTATGTGCTTGTCGTCGGCTCTGCGAACTATTCGGTGCAGAACACCAATCAGACAAACCTGACGATCAGCGTTAACGGCACCAATCTCAGCGCAGACCAGGTAACGGGTTCAACGTCGATGACCAACCATTCATGCGTGAAGGTTTCGGCTGGCCCTGTAACTGTGGGGTCATATTGCGGCACATCGGCGACCAATCCGCCGAATGTCGGCCACACCCTCAGCTATCTCTACATCCCGGCATAAGGCGGCATCATGACGATCTATGCACTCCAGAAAAACGCATCAGGCACCGTCACCGGGCTCGCCAGTTGGGGAAACAGCACGACGATCCCGGACGGTTATGTGTCATGCACGGCGGACGAATACGCGGCGGCCAAATCAACCTTCATGAACTCCCTGAAAGATCAGGCGATCGGTGCGCTAACCTCGGTAAGAGGAGAGGCAGCGCTGGCCATTGCGATGGGGAATACATTCGGCCCCCAGATGCGGGCATATGTCTCGACACTTCAAGGTATTGCGGAAGGGACGGACACCGCCAGTGCAGTTCTGCCTGCGGTCCCGGCCTCTGTAACTTCATGACGTGGGTTCCGGCTCGGCGTATCTTACGCGCAGAAGTCCCGCGATCTTTTCAAGTTCGCGGGACTTCCCCTCCCATCTGGCTTTGCTGGCCCGAAACATCACTGAACGAATCTGCAGATTACAGCATTGATTTCTCGCATCTTCTGGGGCGCTCCGACCGGATCGTGGAAGTTGAAGCCATGTGCAGCGGCGGCGTGATCGCATGGACCAGCACTTTCGGAACCCTGGCCACTATGTGGGTGCAATGGCTGTGCTCAGGCGCGCAAACAGCAACGCTTTCCGTTCGCACGGCCACAGGCGCAGTCTTCACGGCTACCGCCTCCATCATAGTCCGCTGCGCGCCCCAGCTGATTACCTGTGACGCCCCGGCCTATGCCCCGAATGCCTTTTTCCTTGGCTCGGCGATCGTGCCTGATGCCTCCGGAAACCCCCTGATCTTCGGATAGACCCCATGCCTCAACTCGCGTCTGACCCCGCACTCACGCAAACGAGCGTGCAGGCGACGGATCTGCTTGTCTTCCTCCGGCCTGTTCTCAATGCCCAGAATACTGTCACCGGCTATGAGCCTTGCAACATCACCGCAAACAATTTTGCGGTGTCGATCGTAGCTCTGGGCCTTCTCCAGCTTGGGCAGACGCTTCCAACAAAAGCGCCGGAGGGCGGCGGTCTGTGGATGAACGGTGACGTATTTGCATATTCGGCCATGACAGGCACGGCGTCTGGCATGCCCTTGTCGCCTCAGGCTCTCGCCGCGTCTCTCGCTGCACTCCTGGCCGCAAGTCCGACCATGGGAGCTGGCACCAATTTCAACGGCTTTCAGAACAATGCCGGTGTCGCAACCCAGGTGGATGACGGCAAATGAAAAAACTCATTCTGACGCTGGCTCTCCTGCCGTCGCTGGCAGGCGCCGCGCCTATTACCAGCCAGTGGATTGCTCCGGGCAACGGTATCAGCGGTGCTTCGATCATCAATGCCCCCAATACACTCTGGGATCGGCAGACTATCGCCGCAGTGATGGCCGCGCTCCAGAAGAATGTGCCAGGGGGTGTGGCGGGACTGAATATGAATGGTGCCATGACGGCGCCGCTTTTAAGCGCGTCTGGAACATTTGGCGTCCAGTCGCAGACGGCTTACCCGTCAATGTATGTCGGGCAGGACATGACCGCCGTTCTCGGCAGCCCATTGGTCGGGAACAACACGCTCCAGATGGGCGGCACGCCCCTTGGGACTGTCGCAAACTCCCCGATGGGATCACCCGGGTTGCCTCAGAGCCTGGTCATTTCCAGCCACCCCGACGGACCATTCAATAATGGGTGCGGCCTTTGCCTCTTCACGACGGGTGGCCAGCAGAACACTATGCTGGCTGAACTGGGCGGTGACGATTACGAAGGGGATAGCCGGATCGTTCCCATCAGCTTTGACACGGCTGGGATCTACTGGGAGGCCGGGTCACGTCAGGCGCGACTGGTTCTGCCCGTAACGGCTTACACCACCACAACGGCGACCTTAAGCGTATCCCTGACGCCGCAGCAGCTCCTGTTGATCCATCAGGGCCAGTACATCATCACCAATTCCGCCGATCCCGCCGCATCAGATGTTGAAACATGGGACAATCCCCATTTCCTGGCAGGCATCGTCAGAAGCGTGGACAATACGGGGCCGACTGCCGTTATCACGGTCTGGGCCTGGAACCGGATGGGACGTTCAGGAGCCAGCCAAACCCCGAGCCTTACTGGTCTGGATACGTTCTATTTCCCGAAAACTCCCGCTCCTGTCGTGTTCGTGGGATCTCCGACGAAAGTCTTCGGGTTCAATACGATGATGCAGTACGACGGCGCGTTCACGGGCGCAGGTACGCGCGACACGTCGTCAGTTCATCAGCTCGAATGGGGCGAGGTGGACGTCAACGTGCAGAACGAGACGCGGGCGGGAGCCTTGAGCTATCACGGTCTGACGTTTGGCGGAGGCCAGTCTGTCCCGGCAGGAGCGTCCATCACTCCGGGTCAGGTGTTTACGTCGGAAAGCTACGAATTGATGCTGGCGAATGACATGCCACATCATCTGGAGATTGCCGATGCCTGCGGAAACATGGCGATCGACACCAATCAGCTCTATCTCCCTTCCGCCTGCTCTCTGTTCGCTCTCACTCCCGTTGGAGCCGTCTATGATTTCGATATGACGGAACTGCATCAGATCGTCGCAGGGTATAATGAGCGGCTGGTAACGCATCTCACCAGCGACGGCACGGGAACGGGAAGCTACACCAACGCGACCCTGCGCTTCGGGCCACGTATCAATGGTACGAAGGGCAACACGTCCAGCACGGATACCGCCTCTCTGCTGGGCGAGATCGACTTCCCGGGCAGCACAGGCGGCGTGGCGCTGTGCGGATATGGCGTGAATTGCGGCCTGTCAGTAGCTGGCAACGGTGATGTATCGTTGGCGGGCGCGCTCAATGTTGCCGGGGGTGCAACATTCAAAAATCAGGTGAGCGTGAATGCAAACCTCGTGACGACCGGGACGACCTACTACCAGAATACGGCGGGCGACAACATCGTCGCAGTAGCGGCATCCACGGATGCATCGAAGAATAACGTACTGGCGTATTCAAGCTTGGCATCTGGTGGCGCGTCCGTTCTGTTTAACCTGCCAACGACTGTTGGTAATGACCTGACTGTCACCGGGGGGCTGGAAACACATGGGAATGCTGTTATCGGTGGGTATGGCGGTAGCACCCTGTTCAAGGATGGGGTGACGTTCAATCAGCAAATCACGGCCAAATCCAATATCGTTCTTCAAGGAACGCAGTTTTTCCAGAGTCCCAGCGGATCCAACATTGCACAGCTCTTAGAGCAAACCGATGCCAGCACTGGCGACACGTCGGTCGTGCTCTCCGGTCTTGGGCAGAATACGCATTTCGATATCGACATCCCGACAAACCTGAACAGTAACCTGCTCATCACAGGAGGTCTGACGTCCCATGGGAATACAGTTCTGGGAGGCTTTGGCGGCTCCATTAGCATGAAGGATGCCACGACAATCAGTGCCGATATGACTGTCACGGGATCAGGCACAATTCAAGGCAACCTGACTGTCGGGGGTAATGGAGGCACGACTGTTATGAAGGATGGGGTGGTTCTTACCAGTCTGAACGGAGCCGGGAACGCTTACGCCTGCCTGAACTCATCAGGGCAGCTCTATCGTAGTGCAACGGCATGCAACTAGGAGGTTAATACTCAGAGCAATAACCCAACAAAATGACCTGATGAACAACCTGACAGACAGCCGCCGCCCATGAGGCGGTTTTTTTATGGAAAAACCATGCCTGATACCGCCATGACTGCCCCGATCGACAAAGCACTCTCTGACAAGGACATCATCATCCGTGCTCTGGAAGATCGGGTTCTCAAACTGGAAACGCTGGTCTCGGCCCTGGGAGACAATCAGTCTGATCTGCGCGCCGAGATGCGCTCGGAAATCGCGTCCCTGCGCACCCAGATCAAAGACCTGAAAGAAGAACTGGAGGCAGGGATCAAAGCCCTCGGATCCAAGTTTGATCGCGTCATGGGCGGCAAGGCCGTGGTCACGGCACTCGTTACTCTGGCGACGTCAATCCTTGGGTCCGGGGTGGTTCATTTGGTGGTGTCGATTGGAAGATGATAGTAGATAAAGATAAAATTATAGTGTTATATAATTATAAATAAGGAAAATAATTACCTTATTCTTCATCAAGATTAATCCAAAATATTCCATCAGATTTGGTTACCAATACAGATGCATACTTCCCAATATTTTTAGTTGCTTGAAATGCATTTGAACGAACCTCTTCGCCAGTATCGGCGCTAATTATATTGTATTCGGCGGTTGGTAATTTATAGATCGTTCCATCGGTACCCTCAATGGTTCTCTTAAAATGAAATTTTAGCATTTCTTCATGCAGAAGTTCGTAATCTTGGGGTTGGGCATTATGAAGTTCGACACGAACAGTGAATCTAGGCATGTATTTTTATCCTAACCTCATTTTGGTCATAAACATCCTACGACAAAAAATGATTTCCTTTAAGGAAAAATAAAAACCATTGCATTCCACTATTCCGCAAAATTTTATGTATTTCGTTATTATAATAACCGTTTCGTACCTATTTTCTTAGGCGCAACATACCGCTAATCGGGCGGCTTTTTTTTATGGAAAATCCCCCATGTATGACACTGCCATCGTTCTGGCCACGGCGCTGCTGCGGCTGCCTGGGTTCGAAGGTTTTCGGTCGAAGCCCTATGTCTGTCCCGCCGGATACTGGACGATCGGGTATGGCAGCCGCTGGCTGGCCAACGGACAGCCAATCACGGCCCGGACTGCACCCATCGATAAGGCAGCCGCTGACAGTCTCCTGCTTCTGGCCGTGACGACGTTTGATGCAGCGCTGTCCCGCTTGGTTCAGGTGCCGCTGTCGGACGTCCAGCGCGCCGCCCTGCTGTCTTGGCAGTACAATGTCGGGACCGTTGCCGTCGAAAGCTCGACTCTGCTGCGCAAGCTGAATGCCGGAGATTATACCGGGGCGGCCGACGAACTGCTGCGCTGGGACAAGGCCACCGTTCGGGGTCATCTGGTTGAGCTGCCCGGCCTCGCCAAACGTCGCGCCTATGAGCGGGATGTCTTCCTCGGGAGGCAATCCGTACCAACGGACACGCTCCTCTCTGCCTGAAAATTCTGATGCCGCCCTCGAGGCGGTTTTTTCATATCTGGAGAACACCCATGGACTGGACAACTCTGTTCCAGACGGTCCTGCCGTACCTGCCTGCGCGGTATGCGGGAGACATCGTCTCGATCCTGACCTTCCTGATCGCAGCGGCCGCTCTGGTCATGCGCTTCTGGAAACCTCCTGCGGCCGGAAGCAGGCTGTCGCTGCTCTACAAGGTTGTTTCCAGCCTGGCACAGTCGAAGGGCTGGAACACGAACGCCTATCAGCCCGATGCCAAGGCGCTGATGATCCCGGCCGAGGCCAGCCGCACGATCGAGGCGGCCAAGCTGGGCCTCGATCCGGCGTCCACCCATCCCAAGGCAGGCGAGCCGCCCAAATCGACCGCCTGACCCGAAGGAGGCAGGCTCCCGCCTGTCAGACCGCTCTTTCTTCCGCCGCCCTCTGAGGCGGTTTTTTTATGTCTGGAGACATCATGCGTAATCGCTTTCTCGCCCTCAGCCTCGGTGCCCTTCTTCTCGGCTCCACGGCGGCCTGCACCACGACCGCAAACACGGCGACCTTCAACACGGCCGCGCTCAACAATGACGCCGCAGCCATCGCCTATGCCGTCCAGGCGATCGAGGGCATTCCCGAACTGGAAAGCCATCTCTCCGCCTCTGACAAGGCGAAGTTCGACAACCTGGTCGCGCAGATCCGCAGCGTGTCCGCACAGGTGGCCGCCAACTCCAATGGCTCGATTACAGTCGCGACCGGCAAGGACTGGGCCAAGTCACTCGGCGCGGATCTCGAAACTCTGCTGGCGATCGCAACGCCGATCGTGAAGGTCTACTCGCCCTCGGCTGCCACCTACATGCAGACCGTCCAGGCGATGATTCCGCTGGTCGAGTCTTTGGCCGGTGTCACGGCTGCGTCCTATGCCGCACCTCTCCAGTCGCCGGAGCTGGTCCGCGCCCGGATCTATCAGGGCGTCTGATCTTTCGATCCTGACCAGCCCCAAGGGGAGCGGCTTCAGCTGCTCCCCTCTTTTTTTGTTTCCGGAGATCCCATGCAGGACAGAAAACTGGGCAAGCGCGCCCCGAAACATGACCCGCGGACCTATCGCCTCGGCCGGGTGCTGGCCGTGCGTCTGCCGGCCGTGCCTGCCGCGCGGGACTGGTCGCAAAATGTCCCCTATCAGATGTGGGGCAATGACCGCTTCGGCTGCTGTGCCTTTGCTGCCCATGCTGCTCTGGTGGCGACCTGGACGAAAGCCGCGCAGAGCCTTGTGATGCTCTCGACCGAAACGGTTCTGGCGAATTATGCGGCGCTGACAGGCTTCAATGCCGAAACCGGGTACGATCCGGGCACCATCCTTCTAGACGAACTCAACGCCTGGCGCCGCAATGGATTACTCCGGCCGGGACAGACCCGCGATTACCTGACCGCCTATGGATCGATTGCGCCGACTGACGTCTTGGGCATCCGTCGTGCCATTGCCTATCTGGGCGGCGTGCTGGCGGGTGTGCAGGTGCCGCAAGGCTTCCTTGAGCTGGGTCTGGGCGAGACATGGGACTGGGATGCGCTTTCAGACCATACACCTGCGGGCGGCCATGCCATCGCGCTTGTCGGCTACAATCCAGAAGGCGTGTTCTTCAACACCTGGGGCACGCGGACTTTCATGCCGTGGGACACCTTCACGCGGATTGCGGATGAGGCTTACGGCCTGCTGTCGCGCGAGAACTGGCTGGGCATTCCCGGCACGGCGCCGACCGGGGAGGATTTCGAGGCGCTGCTGGCAGAAGTGAGGGCGGCATGAGGATCCTCGCACTCTGCGCGCTTCTGGCCCTTTCCGCGTGCTCGGCCGGATCCGTGTCGTCCGTCACGATCAGCCAGGCCATTGCGGGTGTTCAGGCCGATCTGACGAAGGCAGGCGTGGTCAGCGTCTCGGGTGTGCAGCACTGGACCGCCGATCAGGCCGCCCGGTTCGATGCGAACGTCCGTGCGCTTCAGTGTGCGCAGAACACGTCCGATCCGGTCGTGGCGATGATTGCCGGGCCGGTGACGATGGATCTGTCTGGCACGTTCAGCCAGTCGGGATCCTTCTCCGTCTCGGCGTCCTCGGCCCTGCCTGTCTTCGGATTGCAGGCGGATGCCAGTCGGACGAAAGGCCAAACCCTGAACGTGCCAGTGCAGTTTGTGCCGCTGTCGGCGCTGGCTGATGCCGAGGCAGGACGAGGGGTCGGTTATGCCGGGGCGTTGCTAGGGCAGAATGATGCTGTGCGGGAGCGCGTGGCTGAGCGGGTTGAAGCAGACCGGACAGCCCTGGCAGCGCATATCGAGTTTCTAATCGCGGCTATCCCGTCCTCTTGCGAAACGAATACCAGACCGTTTTTAGGGTTCAGCAAGGAGTAGGAACGTATGTGTTAAGCCAAGAACTTCCAAGATATACCTGCAATTCCTTGCAGTTGAGAGCGTGCGACACGACAGCATTGACAGGCCAATCAATTTCTCTTGTCTAGAGATCAATATTGAAAGGGACTTGCGGTGCTTATTAAGGAATTAAGATTGCGTTTTGGTGCTAGCCAAGGGGCTGAGCCACTGGTGTTGAATGAGCCTGGCATTACCATTTTTGTTGGGCCAAACAACTCAGGAAAAAGTATGATCCTAAGCGAAATTGCTGAATTCAGTAAATCAGGAATTCCTAGAGGCTCAATTCTTGCTGATCTCAAATTTAACGGACAGTCAACTGAAGAAATCGAAACGATTCTTAAAGAATTAATAGATCACACCCACACTTTGACAAACCAGAAATCACCTGGCTGGGAATATATCAGCATTGGAAATCATAGGAGATTAGTAGATATCTCTGCCTTCCGTCAAGCACTACATGATCCTGATGTGGATATAAATTGTTTCGCTCAAAACTATGCAGCTGATCGTGTACTCATTCTCAACGGAGAGAATAGAATTCGTTTGATAACAGCACAAGACAGGGGCGACCTAAAGAATCCGCAAAGTGATTTTGCTAAACTGCTAACGGACGATGCTTGTCGGCAGTCGCTGCGGGATGTTCTCTTCGAAGCGTTCGGCCTTTATCTTGGCCTCGACATTTCTGAAGGAGCGCTAATCAAATTGCGGTATGGAAATACACCGCCCCCAAACGAGCGTTCCGTCGAGAAGGCCACACTCGAATGGATGGCTAAGGCTCGTACCATCGATGAGACGAGTGATGGAATAAAGGCCTTTACAGGCATGTTGTTAGCGTTACGTGTCGGCGACCCGAAGATCGTGATTATCGACGAGCCGGAAGCCTTTTTGCATCCCGCGTTGGCCTACAATCTTGGTCGCGAACTTGCTCAGGCTGCGAGCAAAGGTGACAAGCAGGTTTTTGTATCGACCCACAGCAGCCAGTTTTTGATGGGAGCAATCCAGTCTGGCGTGAACGCAAATGTTGTGCGCCTGACCTATCAGCAAGGCAGTGCTACCGCTCGGATGCTTTCGAACGACGACATACGTGCCATGATGCAAGAGCCACTTCTACGGTCTGCAAATGCTTTGTCCGGCGTCTTCTACGAAGGCGTCGTGGTTGCCGAAGCGGATTCGGATCGCGCTTTCTACCAAGAGCTTAACGAGAGGCTTCTAGAAACGGGATCTGGGCGAGGAGCACCGAATACCCTTTTCTTAAACGCCAACGGTAAGGATTCAGTTAATAAAATCGTGGGTCCGCTTCGGGCGCTTGGAATACCTGTTGCGATCATAGTTGACATCGACGCCCTCAATCCTAAAACCAATTTTTCCGTTCTTTTGGATGCCACATACTATCCAAAACCGCATGACTCCATAAGATCGCAGCGCAAAGTCGTCTGGGATGATCTTACCTCAGCCGGCAAGGACCCCAAATCAGGTGGAGGAATTCTTCTCCTTGAAAATGTTGCGAGGGAGCGGGCTGAGAATCTTTTTGAGACACTGGACAAATATGGTTTCTTTGTCCTGCAAAACGGGGAAGTCGAACACTGGCTGCCGAAATTAAAAATCAATAGAACCAAAAAAAGGTGGTTGCGCAATATATTCGAGGCGCTGGGAAGCGATCCCAAAGATGAGAATTATGTTCTTCCCTCTAACGACGACGTCTGGGTATTCCTCGACAAAGTTGCGTCTTGGATTAAAGATAAATCAAGACGCGGAATTCCTCTTTGAGGCTTCGCGAACGAAGGCGGATTTCATTTTATTGTGATTTAAAATTATAAGTAATAATTTAATTCTTGCTTAAAAACCCCAGTATATAATTTAAAACTACGAATAACACAGAAGATGAAGCTACCAACTCCTTGCCCTCACGATCTCCTCCAACCGGGTCGTGTAACGGGCTGACAACAGGGACTGTCGCGGCGACCATGTCCGCTTCAGTCCCGTTGATCCCGGGCGGAGTGTCCCACTTCCAAAACGGGCATTCACTGCATCCATTGCGGCCATGACCGTGGCAGACTGGACCGGATCCCGGAATGCGAACATCAGGCCCTGACTACCAGCAGGGCGCAAGTCCGACAGAACGACGCCAGCCTTGAAATACCGATAGCCCGGAAGCCAGATGGCACGTCCGAGTGCTGTGGCATGCCGGATCAGATCTCGAGCATCAGACGTCGGCTCGATCGTGACGGCCGCGTGCTTGGCGTACCAGGGGTCGCCATTATGCGGATTGGTCTGCATCAGGACGGACAGATGTGCCGCTTCCAGTCCATCTTCTCTCAGTTTCTCCGCAGCCCTGTTCGCATAGTGTGCAATAGCCTCCCGGATCTCCTCCCATTTTAGAAGCAGGCGGCCGAACGTCCGGGTCGAGGCGATGCTTTTGCGGGTGGCGGCGATATCTGACAGAGGCAGACACGACTGGCCGCGCAGTTCAGCCTGAACTCGGGCGCCCACGACTGTCAGCATCTGGCGCACGGTCTTTGCGTCGAGGGCCACGAAGTCGGCGATCGTCTTGATGCCTGCTCCCAACAGCTTTTGCTTCGTCTGTCGGCCGATACCCCAGACTTCATCGATGCTTGTCCGGCAATACCAGTCCTTGCGCACGGCCGGGTCTGTTAGGTCGCACAGACCGTCCAGTTCTACGTGATCCTTGGCGAGACCATTCGCCAGCTTGGCGATCGTCTTGGTCGGTCCCCAGCCGATACAGGTGGGAATCTTCGCGTGATCGGCCACGTCCTGGCGGATCTGCCGGCAGCGCTCATGCAGATCTCCGGGCAGGTCACTCAGATCAAGAAACATCTCATCGATCGAATATGGCTCTACGGCTGGCAGTCGCTCTGCCAGGACCTGATACATCCGCCGCGACATGTCGGCATACAGCGCATAGTTCGAGGAGTACCAGACGATCGACTGGCTCTCGGGACGTTTGCGGGCGATGTGCCAGGCGTCTCCCATTTTGACACCAAGCGCCTTGGCCTCGCGGGTCCGCGCAATGGCGCAACCGTCATTGTTGCTGAGCACCACAACGGGCCTGTGCTTCAGGCGAGGCTCAAACGCGCGCTGGCAGGAGCAGTAGAACGAATTGCCGTCGATCAGCCCGTAGACACGCAT